AATGCAACAATTTCTCAAACATATTTGCAGAAAAAATTACTCAGCTGGAGTGACATTGATATCAAAGCTAATAGAGAGTATCTACGCGCAGATAAAGAATTGGAATGGGAGCTTAATCAGATCACTAACTCTGGTCCATATTGGAAACTTATGATGGGTGGTGGTGCAGGTGGTGGTGGTGGTGGTGCAGGTGGCGAGACTGGGGGTGCTCCCCCTGCCGGTGGTGCAGGCCCAGCAGGTATTCCACCTGAATTTGCAGGCGGGCCTGCAGCTGTAGAGGCACCGCCAGAAGTTGAAGCGCCACCAGAAGCAGCAGCAGCAGCACCACCTGAAGCAGGTGAATAGCCTATAGTTCTGCAGGGGCACAAAATTTGAGTATTAATATTTTTCTCATGTTTGTGAATATGATGCTTCCGATACTTATCAGAGCCTAAATATGTGTGACATGTTTTTTCATGTACATATCTATGGCTAATACTTGCACAATTACACCAATTTCTGCGTTCCAGTCTACCAACCTCAATAGTCGGATTGATTCATTTTGTAGACTCTCAGACAGAATTGTGCGTGCATTGGGTGCACCATTAATTACTATTGAAGTACATCAAGATCAAATTTTTGAAAACATAAGCATTGCATGTGAACTTTTTACAAGATATGCAGGATATACGCAAGAGTATTTGATCTTTGATTCAAATTTATATGAAAAGAATAAAGGCATAAGATTAGATTTACTTTACACCTTATCAAATTCTAATTTAACAATCGATCGTAAACTTGCTGCACAGACCACTTCAAGATCAACATCACCATATATAGAGCCTCCTCCAGCAGAATATGTTTGTATAAGCGCAGTACCGGTATCTTATTTTGCTCAAATTCCAAATCTATCTGCACACTTTACTGAATCTGGTCTCTTTGAGTTTCAATTACTTGATGAGCTTACCCGTACAAATATCTTAACATCATTTAAAGCAACTCTCAACATCTCTCTCACAGGTGCTTTTAAGCAAACACAGCGCACCAATAATAAGCTTACTATACAAGGTGAGTGTACCACTACAGCAGTAGAGCAATATAATAACATGTTTGATTATGATGTTATGGATTACCGCAAAGTAATGTCTGTTACAGATTTTGAGGAAGGTAGTACCACAGGCATTAATACTTTATTTACCATTGAGCAAACTCTTGCTCAACAAACCTACTTTTCATATGCCATGGGTAATTATGGCTTTGATCTTGTGTCTTGGTACACACTGAAAAATTGGCTTGATGTAAGAGAAAAAATGCTCGCAACTAAGCGTGAGATGAAATTTGATGACCGCACTCAGTACATGGTAATGTATCCTCAGCCGACTGCAAATAGCAGATTCTATGGTGTAATTTCAGCATATGTTGAAAGACCGCTGCGTGATTTAATCAAGGAGTTTTGGGTATACGAATACGCACTTGCTCTTACTAAAATTTCAGTAGGATATGTAAGAGGTAAGTATGGGCAGCTGCCGCTGTTTGGTGGCCAGGTCTTTTCATCTGATATGATGACACAAGGCATTGAAGAAAAGAAACGCCTCGAAGAACAGCTGTTTAGCGGCTCGGCTCCAGGCATGGGTGCAGTAGAACCTGTAATGTTTCTTGTAGGATAGTGCTAGTATGTTATGTTTCAAGCATAAAAAGTCTATGATGTATGATATAAAGCGTATAATTTATGCTTACTAATATAAATACGAATATGGCGTTTAAATTGCTAGTAGAAAAACCAGCTCCACAGGAAGAGTTTGAATACATTCTTGAAGAAAAGGATCGTAATGCACCTGCAACTCTTTTTATCAAAGGTCCATATATGATGGCAAATGGTGTAAATAGAAACAAGCGGCTATACCCATTGGAGGAGATGACTCGTGAAGTTACACGATATACATCTGAAATGATTAAAACGGGACGTGCAATGGGAGAGCTCAATCATCCAACTACCGCTGATGTAGATTTGGAACGTGCATGTCACATTGTTACTGATTTATGGCAGGAAGGCAATGTATTTTATGGCAAGAGCAAAGTTCTTTCAACACCATGCGGTCTAATTGTCAGAGCTCTCATCAATGATGGTGTGAAAGTTGGCATGAGCTCAAGAGCTCTTGGTCAATTGGTTTCTGAAAGCAATGGCACCTCCGTTGTTAAAGAAATGCGATTGGTGGCAATTGATTGCGTTGCGGATCCTTCATATCCAAAAGCGTTTGTTAATGGTATACTTGAGAGCAAGCAGTGGGTAGTTGCGACTGATGGCAAGTATCAAGAATCCTATGATAGTTTTGAGCGAAACATCTCACGTTTACCGAAGAAAAATTTAGATGTATTTTTGCGTGAACACATCATTAAATTCATTAACCTGATTAAATAAATACATTCGTATGCGTAATAAACAGCAAATAATTAAATTTATCAGTGCGGTAAATAATAAAAATTACCACAGCGCAACTAAATATATACAAGCAATCGTCGAAGCCAATGTTAAGCATAAGATTGCCTCTGCCGTAAAAACCACAACGCTTTTCTGATATGGGAAATACCAACAACAACTTCGTAGACATAATTAAAGAAGCCACCGAAGGCATTCTTTCAGAGGAATCCTTAGTAGCAGTCCAAGAAGCTTTCGATAAAGCGGTAGACGAAAAGTCTACTCTTAATATTGAAGCAGCGCTTGTGAGTCAGGATGCAGAATATGCAGATAAGCTACAATCGCTTCTTGAGACAATTGATGGAAATCATACTGGCAAGCTTCTTAAACTTGCAGAAGCAATTGATACAAATAATGCTGTTAAGCTCAACAGAGTTGTTAAAAAGTACAAAACAGCCCTTGCAAATGAAGCAGCACAGTTCAAGAAAAGCCTCGTTAAATCAATGAGCAGATATCTTGAAGTATATTTGGAACAAGCAATTCCACAAGAATTCATAAACAAAGCAGTGATTGAGCGTAAAGCTCAGCATGTTTTAGAAAATCTTCGCCAACATCTTGCCATTGATTCCGCTCTCATGGGTGAGTCGATAAGAACAGCAGTGATTGATGGCAAAAACCAAATTAATGAAGCTCATACAGAGCTTGAGAAAGTACAACGCCGCGCTCGGTTGTTGGAAGAAAAGCTTGTTAAATCACAAGCAGATCTGATCCTTACGGAGAAGACATCTACTCTTCCAATTAAAAAGCGTGAATATGTCAAGCGTGTTCTTGATGGCAAGTCTGCAACATTCATTGCAGAAAACATCGATTACACCATCGGCCTGTTTGACAGGACCGAGCGTGACCAAGTTGACTTTCTCAGAGAACAGGCAATGCATGACATCGTCGCAACAGATGATGCCCCTGCTGACAGTAGAATTGTTGAGGAGTCCTCACAATTCACATCACAGACATGCAGCCCGTATCTCCAAGAACTTTCCAAGTACTAATATAGTACTAGTGGAATCACAAAAATGAGGTACAAAAATACCTGAGATCGAGAATAAGAAAAAAGGAATATTTATGAATAGAATCAAACCTACACAGGCTTATATCGATCAAAATCGCGCTAAGGTGCTTCTTGAAAAGTGGGGTCCAGTATTGGATTACACCTCCAAGAACGTCGCAGCCATCGAAAACGAACACACTCGTTTAAATACCGCAATGCTCTTGGAAAACCAAGAAGCATGGTGCTTGAACGAAGCAAACGTTGGCGGTCAAGGCGGTTCTTTTGGTAGTGCAGCGGGTGGTCAATACTCCCCTCCTACCGGAATTTCCTCTTCCGACAGCTATGCTACAAATGATGCTCGTCTTCCAAAGATTTTGATTCCGATGATTCGTCGTACGTTCCCTGAACTTATCAGTAACGAGATATGCGGTGTGCAGCCAATGAGCGGCCCTGTCGGACTCGCCTTTGCTCTTCGCTACAAGTATGGTACAAACACACTTGGTAACGCAAACAGCATTGACGGATCTACACAAGGTACATCAGGCACGCACAGTCAGCAAGGAGTTAGTTACGGAACCGGCAACGGACAAAATGAAATGGGATACCAGTTCATTGACACCCGCTTCACCGGTACTTCCGCAACTGTACTCTCCGGTAATAGCTACTGGACTTTCGCTAACCAGGACCGTGGTGTCGCAGAGATTTTGAAGAATTTCGAAATCAATAGCAACATCCCAACAGTCGAAGTTAGTTTTGAAAAGACAGCAGTTGAAGCCGGTACTCGCCGTCTGGGCGCTCGTTGGTCTGTTGAGTTGGAACAGGATCTGAAGAACATGAACGGTATCGATATTGATGCTGAGATTACAAATGCTATGGCATATGAAATCCAGGCTGAAATCGACCGTGAAATGATTATCCGAATGGTCCAAACCGCACTCAGTCAGCCATACGGCGTTGGCTATTCTGTCTGGAGCCCAGCTTCAGCAGATGGTCGCTGGATGGTAGAGCGCAACCGTGACTTCTACCAGAGACTCATCATCGAAGCAAATCGCATCGCAGTACGTAATCGTCGCGGTTCGGCTAATTTCATCGTTGCAACACCTCGTGTGTGTGCAATCCTTGAAATGCTTCCTGAGTTTCAGTGGGCACCTGTCCAAGGCAACGTTAACACCCAGGCGACTGGGGTTGCCAAAGTGGGTTCACTAGGTGGAAGATTCAATGTGTACCGCGACACTCGTACTGAAGTGCAAAACAGCAATGTCTATGGTGACAACGGTTATACCGGTCAAACCGCAGGCGTTGAGTATGCACTACTTGGTTACAAAGGCAGCGAATTTTATGACACTGGTATTATCTATTGTCCGTACATTCCTGTCATGGTGCAGCGTACCATTGGTCCAAACGACTTCGCTCCACGTGTAGGCTTGCTTACACGTTATGGCGTTGTTGATAACATCTTCGGTGCTAATCTGTACTATCACGTAATCATTGTTCAGGGTCTTGGTGTGGCATTCACACCTGCGTCACAGACAGTCTACTTCTAATTGAAGGAACAAAGCATTAATCGGCGCTGGAGGATTGCTACTCCAGCGCTTTTTTTATACACAAACGCCAAAAAAATTATCTTGCAAAAATAAGACTTTCATATAAATAATAGCATGTCGTTGCAATTTAGAAAGAACAAAACATGGACCGAAGAGCAAAAGAGAGAGATAATTGAATATGCAAATATGCACGGTATATGGTCTGTAAAAGCAAAATTTAACGTGTGGCCTGAAACTGTAAAATATTGGATAAATCCAGAGCTACGCAACAAGATCAAAAAGATGTCCAATGAGAGTTACAAAAAAACAAAGCAGGATGTTGATGTCAATGATCGCAAAAGAGAGTATAGAAAAATGCGAGCTGAATCAGGTGATACAGCTAGATACTGGAAACAGTGGTATAAAAGTTTGAGCACAAATAAAAAAGAACAAAATAATATTCGCATTAAGCAGCACCGGTTAGATAACAAGGAGCAATACAAACAAAGAGCACAAAAGCACTATGTTGAAAGTAAACCACATTTACGCGAAAAATACAACACCGATCCATTGCATAAAATGAAATGCAACATTAGAGAACATATTAGACAGGCCATCAAATATGCTAATTGCTCCAAACATCATCCATCAATTGTATATTTAGGCTGTACAATTGAAGAGTTCAAACAACACATTGAAAAACAATTTAGACCAGGAATGACCTGGGACAATCATGGCAGAGGAGAGCAATGCTGGCATCTAGATCACATTAAACCGCTTTGCTGCTTGCAACAACTTACACCAGAACATCTCAAAGATATATGCCATTTCTCTAATTACCAGCCTCTATGGGAAATAGAAAATTTAACCAAAAACGCTAAATTTCAAGAAACAGATACAAAAATATCAAACACATTACATGATCAAATTAACTGAATTAAAGCAGCAAGTTATGCTCATGGCCAAATCAATGCCTAAGCAAGCAATCATTGATTTAATGCAGGGTATTATTTCTGCTGCTACTATATACAGGTGGATTTCAAATGATAGAAGCAATGATGATTGTCTGGCATTGTGTTATACAGAACAGCAGCTTCAGCGGGAATTAAATATGTATAAAATATCTGATGGAACTTATGACGCAACTCCTCGTAACAATAAAATTGTTTTAAACTTTCAGCCACATTTTTATCATAATGAGCGCCGGCTATGGCAACATCTAGAAATTAGAGATAAATTAATTGCTAATAGAAAAAAATATTTAAACAAAAACGAATTTACCAATGCTGAAATACTTCGAGGGTTTAAGATATCTGGTATTTGTAGCGGTTTTTCGCATTTCTCTCCATTATGGTTGCGTAAATTTATACAGCAATACAATATAAAAGATGTTTATGATCCCTGCGGTGGGTGGGGCCACAGAATACTTGGTGCACTAAATATTAACTATCATTACAATGATGCATGGGAAGCATCATGTATTGGTGCTGAAAAAATTATTAATTTTTGTAATGCGCATCACTCTGTTTCCAATAACGACTGCACAAAAATTTATACAAAAAATGACGCATGCTTCACGTGTCCGCCATACTATAACATTGAACAATATAGTAAAAAAAAGTTTAGGGATACAAATGATTATCAAGAATTTCTTAACTGCATGATTGGTAATAGCGTTGCAAATATTTGGGGCGTAGTTATAAACAGCACCTACAAGCATCATGTACAATCTGCATTTGAGCTGCAGGGATACAGATTAATTCAAACAACAAAATTAGGCAAGACATTTTCACACTTTACTAATAAAGCTAAGCAAAATGCTGAATGGCTATTTGTTTATGTTAGATAGCTTTATGCTTACGAAAAGGATCGTGTGCTTCAGATTGAAGCAGAAAATCATATTGGCGCTGGAGGATTGCTACTCCAGCGCTCTTTTTGTATAAATATAAACATGATTAGTCAGTTTAACATTATATTTGAACAGCTGTTGCTCGAAGCGAAGAAAGGTGTACGCTGCACCAAGGTAACAGGGCAACAATCATCAACTAGAGATGATAAAAAATACATGCGCTGTGCGCGTGTTGGTGGTAAGCTTAAGCGCATTCATTATGGTGATCCCAATCTGAGAATCAAAAAATCTAATCCTAAGAAGCGTAAGTCATTTAGAGCGCGTCACAAATGTTCAAGTGCTAAGCCGGGAACTGCTAGATATTTTTCATGCAAGAATTGGAATCTTGTCAGTTTATTGGTTCCTGCTGCAATATTAATGAGTAACCTTTGCAGCTTCCACCTCGCTTAAATGTCATACGAAGATTTGAATAATCAATTTGGTGTTTAATTCATTTCAAGTGCCCACAATCTACGTGTGTTGGGGCTTATATTATCCGTATTTGCTGCTGATACATTCTGAACTTTGGATACTCCAAATGCAGTTGTTACAGTCACGAGGGAACTTGTACGATCAGGGAATTCGAGAGCAATGGTTTGACCCTGGAAACTCCTGTTTACAGTAATGCTCAAGCCATATGCTGCAGAAAGTGTCACCTTGGTGGTATCTGCATTGGTGAAATTATTATTGTATAAAACCGCTACAACTCGTTTACTATTAATGGTTCCAAAAGAATTTACGACAATGGTACCATTAGATGCAGAAAGGGTTGCATTAAGTGGCTGTGGATTATATGCAGTTGCATCGCGGAGTTCAAAATTAAAAGCTGGCATACATTTATTTATTCGCTATGCAAGGCATTTATGCATTGTTGCTGTTGCAGGTTAATTCTTTTTAATATTATTTTCAGTGCACTCATTAACGCATGAATGTCTTCATGTTTTCTACAATCAAACCATCCATATACCGAAAAAACGATTCAGGTGTGAAGCTATGAGCTTGCTTTTTTAAATCAGCTATATTTTTTAAGTGCTGCATAAAATTCGCATCATTTTCTTTGTTGCGATTTTCTGCTGATTCATAAGCTTCAGATTCTTCGTCTGCATCAAATGTTGCAACTATGTAATCTTTTTTTGTATAATCATAGACAGCAAAGCGGCCATCATAGGTTCGCTTTACTTTATAATTCTTATCTCCTAGTCTATATGGTTCAATTCTTTTGTAAGATTTGATCATTTTAATTTGCCTCCACGTTTGCGACATTTTGCAATGTATCCACTTGCATATGCACTTGGAAATACTTTGTATTTGCTCTTGGCTTTGCGATAACATGCATCATGCTTGGGCTTTTTAACTTTTTCTTCAAGCACGTATGTAAATATTTCAGCAAAGATTTCCATAATTATTCACAGTCTTGATTTGCTTTGCATTCTTTACACTCACTGCAATCACAGCCTTCTTCAGCATATTTGCAATGCATGTGCTCTTCTGCTTCTTCTTTTCCGTGAATAGCTTTGTTTATTTTTTTGCGACGATTTTTGAGAAATTCATCTGTTTTATCTTCTTTACCATCATTATTGATATCATCATCCTCTTCACCAACATCATCAAGTTTTTCAAGATATAATGACATCACATGTTGATATGCAAAATCAAAAACATTTCCTGGCTGTGCACGTTCAACTAAAGCATTTAATTCATTGGCAAATGCAGATTCCTTTTTTAGAAATTTCTTGATTTCTTTCTTGGGCATTTTTTTAGCTACTTTGGCTGCGGCACCTGTTGCTTTGCCTTTGCTTTTTTTAGCACCCATAACGGCACCGAAGAATTTGCGTTGTTTTTCTGATTTTGCTGGCATAATGCTTTTATTTATGCTGCTGCGCGCATTTTTAAAAGCATTTTTTCAATGGCTAAATCTTTCATTTTGAGTTCTACTTCGTAATCAACAGGCATACCGAAATCTTGAGGCAACAGATTAGCATAGTCTGCATGCTTGCGAGTACCATCAATTCCTTCACTGTAGTGAAATACAGGAAGACAAGGCCATGTGCTATATGCTACATCAAATGCTTCTTGATGACTCATGGCATCTCCGATCATTTCATGATGCAAGTTATCATATGTTACCGGAATTTGTTCAGTCTTGTACAATTGATTGTAAAGCTCTTGAATAGTCCATTGACCTTGCTTGTTGTCATTCACTTCAACAACTAACCGCTTGCGTACAGAGTCGGAACATTTGGATAGATTGCGACGAAACGTTTGCCCCAGTTTCTCCACGTCGCCTTGTTGTCGAATGTGAATATTAAGAGGAGACTCGTATCCCCGGGGCAACCCAAGGAGATCAAAGATCTCACCATGTTGCTCTAGGTCTCTAATAGAGTTTGCAACAACACCGTCATCTTCACTTGTTAGGGAGATGAATTCAGAAGGATGCGCACTGGTTCGAATGTTAGTATCAATAATGGCCTGCTTAGCTTCATCAATGGCATCGAAGATTTTATCTGCATCATCAAAGTCGAGTAGTGTCATGTTGACAAGAGGGTGGTTGATTACCGGTGCGAGGTCTGACGGTATGCGATATCGCTCAATGCCCATGTCCTTGCACATGTGTACAATTTTAGCAACAGCTTTAAAGTTGTTGATGATGCGCAGTGCAAGAATTGATTCTGCTTGTTTGCGCGGCAGTTTAGCAAACCGCGTGTAGGTCATAGTTTGAAACTTAATGCCTTGCTCTTTACATTTAAGAGAAATGCAGCACAGACCGAGTGAATAATTATATTTCATATATAGACATGTTATATGCTTTTTGCAAAATAATCAACACAAAAAACCCGAGCAGCACAAAGCTGCTCGGGTAGGGGCGTCCACCATTGTTGCTGTTACAAGCAACAAATTATTGTTTTGTTGTTTTAATATGGCAATATTCAATATTACTCAACGAGCCGTGCAGTAGTGTCTCACATGAAACACGTTCCGGATTGATATCAATGCCGCCGCGACGAGCATACAAACAAATGACTGACAATGCATCTGGCTGCAGTACATCATGCAAACGCTTGTAAATGGTCTCACAAATCTCCTCATGAAAGTGGCACTCATCACGGAAAGAAATGATGTAGCGCAGCAGTGATTCAGGAGTCACAGTCTTGCTACCGTTGTAATGAATCAAAATATCACCAAAATCTGGCTGCGAAGTTACACGACAATTACTTTTGAGTAATGCACTATGATACTTGTATGACATGCGGTTATAACCGCGATGATCAGTATGATCAATGACTTTAAGCAGTTTAGGTGTCTCTTGATACACAGTCACCTCACCATCATCATCATAAATATTTTCAAGAGTCTCATACTCATCAATCATATACTCATCTACTGCAGATGTTTGCTCACAAATTGCTTCATAATTGCTGAAGACTTTGACTTGAACATCGGTCTCTAGCAACTGACTCAAATCACGTGATGCATGTGCTGCAATGGCGTCGCGTACTTCATCTGCTGTTTTAGCCAATTTGGTCATGTTGAACGAATTGAAATACAATTTGATGGATTTAGATTCAACAATATACTTACTAGAGCAAGGATACACAATCTTTCCAATGCCTGCAACAGGCAATCCATTGTGTGTGAGTGCAGATATCTCATAAGCATTCCATGTATCATTACCATAGAAAGGTATGTTATCATCTGAAATATCTAGATGCTTGCGGTTGTTGCTACGAGGCTCTCTTACAAGAAGAGATGCATCATACTGAGACTTGTACTCCGAGGTCTTGCCAAGATGTACGCTAATGTTGCTGTTATCGAGTAGGGTTTGTGCCATATTGTTTGAGTGTTTCTTTGATTGTGTGCATGCGCTGTTCAATGCTACCAGATAATTTAACAATTTGTTCTGGTTTGCAATAATTATTTAAATAAGAATCAATCTGCTGTGCAATATCATTTCTAAAATCAGTGCTGGTTGATCTTTCACCATCATCAACCAAGTCAAAATCTGCTGAACAATAGAAAAAGATATCCACTTTGTTAATAAGCAAACTAACTAAACGCCATGCATAATCATGCACCCACGTGCTTACTTTTCCATGTTTATAAAGCCAGTGCGTATATATTAACCCATCAACGATGCATCTATCCATAATAACATCACCTTTAATGAACGAATTGGTAAGATGTTGATTGAGTATTAGCAATTGAGTCATATCACCTGCCTGCTCGTTGATGGGTACATTATACTGTCTCTTGACAAGACGAGTAACCTCTTCTACATATGTAAAATTATCACCAAATTCTTGCTTGCACAATTTAAGAAGAGATGATTTACCAGTGCTACCTGCTCCTGTGAATGATATTACCATGTTGTTACAATATTGTGTTAATGAATTTCTTCCACTGTTCAATAGAAGTTTTTTTGAGAGTATTAATCACTTCATCAGCATTTTTGCAATGAGCAATTGTTACTTTGTCATATGATGCAATGGGACCACCATCAATTTCAGATGTGACTCTATGAATAACACATCCACTCATAGGCATCTTCAGATCATATGCTTTTTGCTGAGGATCTTTACCTTTGAGTTGAGGAAACTTTACAATATCTCCTGGGTGTCCATTGAAGATCTGGTGCTGTTCACAAACATCACCAGGTACAATTTTTAGCCACCCATGCAAAGTAACAACTGGATCTTCATACGGTGAAAAAGCATTGAATAACGATTTATATGTTTTGCTGTTGATAATATCTTTATAAGATAACCAAATTAAATTGGTATTACCCCACTTGCTTATATCCACTTCTTCAGCATTTGTAATGACTGCATCTGGCCAAATGCCAAGCTCTGAGCATACTGCATGCAGCTCACTACCCGTCTGCGAGAACATTGCTACCCAACAACGCTTTGTTTTTTGTTTATTTTCTTTCATCCTGCAATAATGTGTTTGAAGTTTTTAATGTTGTATTTGATCTTTCTCATTTGTTCATCTGTAACCTCTGCATCAATCATTTCAACAAGTTTCTGTGACGGTTTAATCTCTAAACCAAATTCTCCGTTGTATGCATATCCCTTGATGCCACACACGACAGGATTGCTTGTGTCTGCAGAGTAGATGTTGCCTACGCCTTTGCGGATATAATTAGAAAATTCACGAGCAAGCGAACACCCCAGCAAGTGATGTGGTTTGTTATGATTCCAGATACCATCGTGAATCAAATCATCAATGAGTGAAATTCTGCCATTGCATTGAAGTTCAAGTTTAGTATTACCCAGCCCAGTGAATTGATAGTAGGACATATCAAAGCTAATGGCAATCATATTAGCATTATCCGACATAAACTTATAGCAATCAACAATCTCACCATAAGTTTTACCTTGAATTGTCCCAATTCTCATGCCTGGGAGATCATCATATGTAGATGCAAACTTAATGAAGTTCTCAATAGTTTTATAGCCATCTTCTAGTACATCAGGAAGAACATAATATGTTGGTTGTAGTTTTTTAATCCATTCAGCATATTTTTCCGATTCAAATGCTTCACCCAACTCAAAAATACTATTATCAAGCAGTACATCTCTGCCTTGCTGACGAGCATAAAAAAAGTATTCGTAATACTGCGGGTGTGTCTCAAATAAATGAACTAACGCATATGAATAGTCTGTTAAATCATCAACTTCTTTCATGATGCTAATGGGTGCTTCGTGAGCTACTTTGATTTTCATGTGATATGATAGTCTATATTAACAAGAAATCTACATAAAACGCATGCTAGATGTTGTAATTTTTCTTTTGTATTTGAACGCCATTATACAACTTAAATATATACATATGCTACCAAAAATAGGCAGTTTTCTTAACAATGCTACAAGTACTTTTGATCAACTTACCAAAGTTGCAAAAGGCATCATGTGTATACCATCATTGATTGGTTCTTTATTTAAAGGTGGAGGTTTAAAATCTTTTGGTGCTGCTGTTTTAGGCGCTGCAGCAAATATTATTAATACCATTGTTCAGAATGAAATAGCACTCATCGGAAATTTAATATCACAGACGCTTCAGCAATTATACAGAGATATTCTCAGCATAATTAATACTTTCAAAGCAATTTTTCTCACCGTTGCAGCACTGCGTAAAAAAGTAATTGACACAATAAGTTACATCAAAAATACTGAAAATTGTACTTTTGCAGGTGCAAATATGCTTTCCTGTATTCTTGTATCTGCAACTAATTTACAAAAAACGCTGCAAAAACCTGCACAGCAGCTGACACAATTTAACAATAGCTTATACGATGCTGTGGGTGGAAATTCAGGAACTCTTAATAACTATGTTAATAAAAATCTACAATTTTTTGACAAAGCAAAAATGCAGATGAATTTACAAAATTATCTATGAATACAAACGATCAGTTACTCCCAAGTGAGGAGTCAACAAATATTAAACAAATGGTGCTGGAGACAAATATATATGGAACAAAGCATCTTGGATTTTATCGAGGCATAGTTATTCAAAACAATGACCCGGAGCGTCGTGGACGTGTCAAGGTATATATACCCGCACTTGCACCTCAGATTAAAGAGTGGTATGGTGAATCAAGTGATGTAGATAAGAGCTTTAGATTTCCCGCTGGCTCAAACATTTATAAAGACAAGACATCTCTTAGTTCAATTGAAAAATATGCAAAAAAAATTATTCCATGGGCTGAACAAGCTGCATCACTTGTAGGCAGCGGCTCTTCTGGAGTGTATTCAGCAAAAGATGATATCGCAACAATTAGTGACAGTAGCACCAATAAACTTCCTGGCGCGGGTGGATCTCTTAATGTGGATGGCATTGGTGAGAAGCCTGGGTTTTTATACGAAACCCCAACTGGACAACTCAAAGATGGCTTTGGTGCATTTACTGACGATATGATGCCTGAATCAAATCCATATGCATTTCAATTCAAGCCATCAACATATAGCAACTGTACTAAAGGTTTATTTGCTGTGCCTGATGTAGGTGCAAGCGTGTGGATATTTTTTGAGAATGGTAGCATTGAGACACCCATTTATTTTGCTTATAGTTATGATAAAAATGACTGGCAAAAAATCAATGAGATGGTCAATACTGATATCCCAAATGCAGGCATCAATTACCCTGGAGCTTATGAAAACTCCGGAAGTAATGATCCACAGAAGTATAAAAAAGGCAAAATGGTACTCAATTCAAAAGGAGGCACCATTGAAGTAGTTGATACAGATAATAATGAATCATTAAAATTAACTCACCCAAGCGGCTCATTTATACAAATGCATAAACTTGCTTATACAACTTTATGCACTGGCAACGATCAAAAATTAATACTTAAATCTCAATTTGAGACCGTTGAAAATTCAAAAAATGTTCATGTAAGAAAGGTATATAATATTGGTGTAGACGAAACTAGATGGTGTCGCATTGGTGATTGGAAAAATATTAATGCTTATCAACAATGGGTTGAACTCAATAGACCCATTGCAGATACAAGAGCGAGATTTGCTATCAAACGTAGCGCCGGTGCACCATTAGTATCGTCTCTGCTACCACCTGCAGGCAGCATCAGTCAGACCCAAGAAGGAACTTTTGCTGACAATCCAATTCTTGCTCAAACGCCAGTTGCAGTTACATCGGCACCTATACCAAACGAAATATATGTTGAGATACCCAAAGCAAGTGATGCAACTGGCAACCAAGCTAGCACACTCGAAACAGCAGTAGAGCAAGTATTAACGCCTTCATCTTTTGCGCAACCAGCAACTATTCCTCCAGAAGAATTTTTAATTGCTGCAGGAGAAAACGGTTCAAATAATTTTTCTGGTACAGATGCTGAACTTTCCTCTTCAACACAAGATGGTGAATGGGCACCGGATACTGAATATAATAACTTGAAAGATTTAGAAACAGCTCAATCAGAGCGAATGCTGCAGTATGAGAAAAAATTTGGTAACGGTGGTGATGATAATACACAAATCATACGTCATAAATATGAAATAGTAGGTGCTGCTTTTAATGATTCACCAAGTGTTCGTGTTGATCCTGTAGGTCGCATGGAATTTAATGAAATGCTTATTTGCTCTGAAACAGTATTTGCGTCTCAAAAGCCAAGCCCACTTGTGGAGCGTGTTGCTAATGACGGTAAATATCCGTGCGGCAATTATACTTTGACTATTTGCAATGGCTTTTACTGTACAGCTGGCAGTGGTGGCATCGGCCTCCGCACAACAGGAACTTTCGACATTGCTGGATCACAAGTGGTAGTATCTGGATCCAATGAAATTATCGTTAGTTCTTCTGGAGATGTTAAAATTACATCTGGTGGCAGGTTCAATGTTACTGCAGATGTAATTACGCTAAGTCAGACACAAAACAAGCAAATAGGCATTGATTGCAGCCTTGGTGTTAAAAATAATGTAGTTATTGGCGGTGGTACGTATGTAGAAGGTGAACTGTATGTCAATCATGTGACTGCTCCTGCTGAAATTCAAGAGACAGAGTTAATTGAAGTGTATGGCAGACCAGACAACATAAATCCTAAGGTAATTGGGTTTGTGTATGTCGTTAATACATGGTTGCCGGTATATTCATGTGTACTTGCAGCGGGTTTGTTTAACGATCCGGATAGCATCATCACAGTTCCACATTCACACAATTTTAGAAATCTTCCGCTCAATCTAGTTGATAACAACATTAGTCTGAGAAGATCTGCGATGCAAATGAACAAAGGAACAACACCAGCTACAGCTGGTGTTGTTACAAATGGTAAAAAAGAAATTACTGAAGTCGCAATGCCTGAATCAGAGAATTTCGTCGACCAACCCATATTCCAAGCATAGAGTAGAATCAATCCACAAATCAGATTTGAGAAGCTCTTCCATTCTTTTTGTTGTGAGTTTTGAATACTTTTTGTAAATTAATTTGATGATTCCCATGAACTGTCTGGTATTCTTGATTTCGTCTTCCATTTCATCTAGCTTGCCACTGCTCTCACTTCTCACCTGATGAATAAGCATGCAAGAATATTTGCCTATGAATCGGCGGGTACCAACACATGAAATAAGAGTTGCAGCACTTGCTGCACCGCCATCCACATATGTATATACTTTGCTTTTGAGTGTAAGAATTGTATCAATGGTCGCTAATGCAGCAACTACTGATCCACCAAAAGAATTAATGTGCAGGTGGATGATCGGATCAGATTGATTTGCAATTTCTTGATCAATTTTTTTCAGTGTTGCATTTAAATGCAAGCATGTTTCTGTATCAATATCGGCATAGAACCAGACGGTATTGCCATGATGTACTAGAAATTCTTTAATAAAGTCACTCATTTGTTTTTAAATCTATTATAAATTGTTTAATTATATCAACATTTGCATCCAAAATGCCTTCAAATATTACATCTGTTTCTTCCATAATGGTGCTGTGTGTTTTCTGGTCCTTTAATTTCTCCAGATAGGCAGTCCATTTGCTAATGAGTTTTTGATTCATATATATTTAGAAATCATCGGCTAAAGCTCCTGCAGATTGATACTCAGTTACACGGGTTTCAAAGAAATTCTTAGCTTTAAGCAAATCTTGCACTTCAGATAAGAAGTCAAAAGGATTTTTATCGTTTTCAAATCTAAACTTCATACCCACACTCTCAAGTCGGCGATTGCCAATGTATTGCATATAATCAATAAACATGGTGGGGCTGAGCCCTATAATTCCGGGAGGCAAGACATCTTGTGCATACTTTGTTTCAAGTATCACAGCTTCTGCCAGACATTCAGTCAGGTCTTTTTCAAATTCTTCATTCCATACATCTGGATATTGCTCTTTAATCTTAGTAATGAGCGATGCACCAAAAGCAATGTGTAATGATTCATCACGTAAGGTATATTCAATCTGCTCTCCAATGCCGGGAATTTTATTTTTAATGGCTAGCATCATGGCAAAACCGCTAAAAAAGAAAGTACCTTCACATACAACCCAGTATAAAAATGCAGCCTTGGTGATTGCTCGTCGCCCCTCAACTGTACTTGCATCAATATCTTTGTTGATGGTTTTGGTCACGCGCATCAAAAAGTCATCTTTAGCTTTAATACTGGGAATGTTGTTGTGTGCTTCATACACTTCATTGAGGTCAAGTTTGAGCGAATCACAGATGTAAACAACAGTATCATTGTGCAAACATTCTTCCCAAATCTGCCGCGCCATGTATTGGCGACATTCAGGATCTGTAATGTGTTTGAACAAAGTGACTAGGTTATTACCAACTAGAGATTCAGATCCAGCAAAAAAGCCCAAGCAGCGCTTAATCACAGTCTTTTCTGCATCAGTAATAGTACCACTATTCCAATTGAGAATATCTCTAGTCATTGGAACATCTTCTGGATTCCAGTGATTATTTTTACCTTTGCGATACAACTCCCAAGCCCATTTATTAACATGCGGCAAAATTTGATTGACGCCCTCTGTATTCTTACCAAAAATTTCACCTGTTTTCTTATGCATATTGTTGTGTATTTATGTGTTTATAGTAATTGCAAATTTGTAAAGTCAAGAAGTTTTTTCTTCAAACTTTGATAAATTTCCTTACCTTCTTCATTTACCTGTGCTTCACATTGCTGCAGTTTTTTAATTAAACGAGGTAATCTGAAACCCTGCAAAATAACTATATCTACATTCATCTCACAATTTTGTTGTGCAATGTATATAAGCATGCTAAGTTCATCTGATGTCAATTCAGTTTCAAGCCAATGTCTGTGTAGTAACATAAATATAAAAGGATGCGAATGTTATTTGAAAATTATTATAATGATGCGTTAAAGTTCAGTGAACAACTGTATCGTAACCTTCTTAAAAATCCACCGGCTCCTTCAGATGAAGTTGCGGGTAATAGTTTAGTAACTATTGTGCATGGAACACCAGATATAATAGTTACCTTTTATAAAGCTGCATTATCTAGAAAAGATGATTCACAGGCTTACATGATAAATATGCATCAGGACAAGCGTACCACTGTAGTTACACCGGCAGGTCACAAACGCCGCCGCAAATTAGTAGTCGATGGATCCATGGGCATAAATGTTGCAAATATTATTCAACTATATAAGCACCAAATAATTGATTATGATGTGTTAAAACCATACATCAAAAAAGTTGGAAAGAATGCTTATGCTTTTGATGACCGCATTACAATGAATATTTTCCTTAACATTGTAATGGATTTAATTACAACCAACATCTTTGCAAAAATATTTACTCATGAAATACAGCACTTTTATAATCCTTTTGTGCATAAGCGTGCAGAGCAAATACGGAAACATGAGACAGGAGAAAAACTTACTGCACAGCAACAGCGAGATATAAACTATACGTTTTCAGATCAAGAAATTAATAGCCGCATAACAGAAGCAGCTGCAAGCATTATTGGCAACCCTATTTTTGCAAGGTACTTCTCATCACCTAAATTTCTCCCACGCTTCATCAATGCATGCATTGATGAATTGAGAGTTGATAGGCTATGGGAAGATTACCCTGAAGCAATCAAGCGAAAAATGGTCAAGCGCTGGACTCAAATATTTCACGAAAGAGTGAATAAAGATCCAGCGCTTGATTGAGTTCTATTACTGACAGCTACTGCAATCTGGGTTATCGATCATGCATGCCTTGATGGTGCCTGCGTCGTCTCCAATGGAGCTAACGATTGGCACAACAGCTTTAGAGGTTGTTACAGATGCCTTCTCAATGTCACTTGCACCACGGTTTCTCAAGTAATATGTAGTCTTGAGCCCCAGCTCCCAAGCAAGCATATATACATCATTGAGGTATTTGAGACTTGTTTTATCGTTGAATAAATTCACAGACATGGCCTGATCAATCCATTTGCCGCGAGCTGCTGCTGCTCTTAGCAACTGAAACTGATCAATCTGAAATGCTGTCTTGTATTTTGCTTGCAAGTATGCTTTGTGTTCTGCAGGAATATTAAGCTGCATAACATCACCATTCACACGTTTCACTTCATTGAGCATGTTGTGATTCCACAGACCAAGCTGCTTGAGGTCATTGACAAACGGCTCACATATAACTGTAAAATCACCGCTGAGAGTAGAGTATACATAGATGTTATTGTATAGCGGTTCTGTGGTTGGACTGCACCCAACAATGCTGCTGATGGTTGCGGTTGGTGCAATTGCCATGGTGTTGCTATTACGCATACCGTTTTCCTTCACAAGTTCTCTCACTTCCTTCCACTCTGCAAGATTCTCAGCTGCAACGTCAATGTGACCACGCTTGCTAGCAAGTTTGTTGTACGTATCAATGGGGAAGATGCCTTGATCCCAGAGCGATCCTTTGTATGAAGAATATGCACCACGTTCTTTAGCAAGCAGTGCGCTTGCTTTGATGGTATGTAGTGAGATGAATTCATAAATTTCATCACCCAGCTTCACAGCTGCATCACTATCATAATTGACATCCATTGCGAATAGTAGATCATGCCATCCCATGCTGCCCATGCCAACGGGACGATGCTTGGTGTTAGAGATTTTAGCCTCCTGAGTAGGATAGAAATTAATATCAATAACATTGTCAAGCATACGTGCTGCAGTTGTAATGGTATCTGCAAGCAGCGGCCAGTCAATTTCAACCTTGCCGTCAACAATTTTTGTATGTATACCGACATTTAGCGATCCAAGGTTACACACAGCTGTTTCACCGTATTCCTTAATTTGCCGGTCATTATTGCGTTCAAAAGTAGTAGGAATATTATGCAAAATAACTTCGGTGCAGAGATTGCTGCTATGCACAACACCTACATGCTGATTTGAATATCTAAGATTGCTTGGATCTTTGAATGTAACCCATGGGTGACCGGTTTCAAACAACATCTTGAGCATGAGCTTCCAAAGCTCTTTAGCAGATACCTCTTTAAACAGTCGCATTTCTCCACGCTTACCCTTTTCAACATACTCCCAATATTTTTGATCAAAAGCTTCACCCCACAATTCGTGCAGTTCTGGTGCTTCATTTGGACTCATGAGATACCATGCACCATCATTGCGGACCTGATTCATAAACAAGTCAGGAATCCAGTTGGCTGTATTCAAGTCGTGGCAGCGACGACGATCATCCCCTGTATTCTTCTTGAGTTCCAGAAAATCATATATGTCATAGTGCCATGTTTCAAGATAGCCACACCCTGCGCCGCGTCGCTTGCCGCTCTGATTGATGGCTACAAGCATATCATTGAACATCTTCCAGATGTATACAGATCCTTGTGTCTTGCCTCCAGTTGAAGAAATAGTAGCATTACCTGCACGGAACGGTGTGAAGTCCATGCCTAATCCACCAGCAAATTTACTCTTCTGAGCTTCTTGGTGCAACCCATCGAAAATACCTTCAAGTGAATCCTCAAAGGTGTTCAAGAAACAGCTGCTCAATTGATTGCGAACACCTCCTGCATTAAACAACGTTGGTGTACTGGTCATGTAACGGAAAGTACTAAGCACTTCATAAAAACGAATTGCCCAGTCTGTACGAGCTTCTGGATGCTCTGCAAGCGCAAGCCCCATGGCGACTCGCATGAGCCATGACTGCGGTGCTTCAACAATCTCATCATTAATGCGGTAAAAATAGCGGTCATTGACAGTCTGCAAGCCAATGTATGGAAACAAATAATCTCTATCAAGCTTGAGCGCGTTGCTCAGGCGCTTCAAATCATACTTGAGAAGTTCTTTATTGACAATGCCTGCCTTGGAAAGCTTCTTGAGATTGGTAATGAACGATTTGCGATATTGCAAATCAAATGCATCGCTATCCACCCCCTCGCTAAACACTTGTTTATACAAGGCCTGCAACAACAAGCGCGCAGCAACAAACCGGTATTGCGGCTCCTGCTCAATTAAAGCGCGTGCTGATTTGATCAGAGATTCATCAATGGCATCAGTAGGAATGCCATCGTATAACTTGAGCGTTGCATTATAAACAACTTGCTTATAATCAGTTGATTCAAGCCCTTTGCAGGCTCTTTTCGCACAGTTATGAATTTTCTTCTCATTAAACTCTTCTTCTTTACCGGAGCGTTTCTTAACTTTCATAGAACTCATATATCAATATAACCTGCTAAATTGTAAAATCAATTGTAAATTGGCATTGAATTCACCATTTCAAAATTAGGTAATTTATAAACTTTGAGGTATTTACCTGTAGCAGAAACTTTTACAATTAATGTGAGTACATTACCAGCGCAGACACAAGATAGAATTTCATCACCCATTTCTCGTGATACAACCACCACACCCGTGAGTGCATTAAAAACTTTTACTATGCTGCCTTGTGAGAAGGCGGTGTATTGTGTATTATCCATTGTATTTTTTTAGTTTATCTATAAAGTCGCGTATATGCGGCTGTACTGCAATATTTACTAACTCTACAGGCTGGCTTATGTTGAAATTTTCTGAATCTTTCTCCTGAACAATGCTTTTGATTTGTTCATCAGTCATGTGCAATTTAATGTTTGATGCACCTAATACGCCTTGCACTTCATGAATTGTATACCCTCGTTTGAGCATGCTCTTTGCCTGTTTGCAGATATATTTTTGATGCAGCATTTCTTCGCTACCATACTCACTTACTTTTCTTTCGAGGTATTCTTTAGTGAATGGCGTCGTTTTTCCTGTGATGATGCACGCAACTTGTGTGGTTTTTTTCTGTTTTTGAGTGTCGGCCATTTTAAAATATTTTCTTCTGGAGCACCATACCCCTCATTGCCCTTGAATCCCTGACGAGGTGCTCTAGTAATGGTACTTATTGAGTTAGCTTGATTAAACAATGGCCCCTTGCCGGTTCTAGCATATTCTGAGTCATTCATGTAATATGTTTCAAAAAATGTAGCAAAATCGAGCATACATTTATTTATGCTTCCCAGGGATATCTAACCCATTGTGAGTTTTCTACAGCAAATATATCAGGCACATAATATGAATCATGTGCCCGGTGTAGCGTTGCGAAAATATGATTGCTGCAGTTGCTGTTATTTTTGAGATACTCTTTGATGCAGGAAATTGTTCGACCTGTATCACAAATATCATCTACAATCAAAACATTTCTGCTATCTACAAAGTCAGCAAGTTCTTTACCTATGTCATTGTATAATTCAATGGTATCTGTTTGCTTCATATTCTCATAAGTTTTTATACCAATGATTCTCATTGGTAAATTTAAATTATGCGCTAGCCACACTGCAGGCACTACACCGCCTCGCAGCAATCCAATGATGCAGTTAAATGATAAATTATTATCTGCTTCATACTGTTTAATTTTGCTTTGTAGTGAGTTGCAGAGATCATCAAATTCATGCCAGCTAAGATAATGTTTATCCATGACTAAATATATACAACCACACCACTTCTCAACATGAATAATACTGATTTTAGATGCATCCTTGAAAATTATTACCGTAACATAGAAACTATGCAGCCTGCAAGTCAGCGCTTCAAGGCAGAATATGACAGGCGCAACAGTACACCTGAGTGGAGTGGAATGACTGATCCCTCCAAGGGACCTCAAATGCTAACACCATCTGTAGATGAAGAGAATGTTGGTGGTCGAGATAAAATGAGCAAAATAAAAGCGCTCATTGAAATAGAAATTCAACGAGCGCCTAAAAAAATGACTTATGCTATTAGAGTTTTGAAGAAGTTGCTGAATCAGATGGATAGTCTGTAGGTGCTTGCTTCTTACTCATGAGATAAACATCAATTGCTTGAATCATCTGCACCAAACTATCAGCGGACCAGCATACTGCTGCGCTTATAAATGGTAAAGCAAGATATTTTATATGCAGTGCCCATTCACTTAATGCAACAAAAGGAATGTGCAGCACACCAGCCCAGAAACCCAAACACAGGGAGCACTTGAATAAATCTTGCAAGAGCTCGTTATCTTCTGTGACACGAGCTCTATAATCCTTTAAAATACTACCGTATTTAAGAATAAAGGTAAAACCAATGCAACTAGCCAAGTAGTAACTCATTATTTGTACCTTCTAAAACTTTTACTGCATCAGCAATGAGTTTTGCTTGTTCGAGTTTCATGACTACTTTATTGCCATCATCATCTACAATCTCAACCTTGGTTTGATCTATTTTGGTTACAACCGGACAATTGTTGCCACCACAGCAGAGCTGCAAACCACCATCATTTGTTTTTTTAAGATAACTATTCATACAAATCGTTTCAAGAAGTATTTAGGCAGTTTATTAGCGTTATCAAGAATGCTCTGAACAATATTACCGTCTAAAATGTATGTAACACAGTGATCATCTTTGCTGCGAACACCTCGCCCAGTAGCTTGTATCACAGTTGTAAGCATTTTATTAGCATACCACTGTGAATCCATGCTAAAAAGCTTCTTGATTCGTTTGCTGCTGAGCGGTAGAAATGGTGCTTTGACAATGATTTGAAATCTAGCTAAATCATCTTTTAAATCAACACCATGTGTCATGCTGGGACTCACAATCACGGTATCATTATCACCTTGCAAATGCATTTGCAGAATTTGCTCATTATCAACACCGCTCTCACGCACTAGATATCTACTGCCACGAAGGTTTTCTTTCATGTAATTCGTGATGTTCATGTTGTGTGTATGAATAATGCCTTTTTCACCTTTGTGTTTGTTTACAATTTCATCAATGATTTTTCTGAAGACTGGCATTAGTTTTTCCCAGTTGCCATTATTCATCTTGTATTTGCTTGATACAATGATGGGTGCTTTTTGAGGATCAAAAGTGCTCGGCATCTCAACATATGCATAGTCTTCAATGCCCAGACTCTTAGCAAAATTTACTGGATCAATGATGGTTGCAGACATAAGAATAACTTTCTGCGCATTATCGAACAATTGATGTGATAGTTTATCCACCTTGAGCGGACTAATAACAATTCCTGTTTTTGTTTTTTCAGCAATGTACTCACACTTTCCCCAATTTTCTAGCACAGTTTTAATTTGACCGTGCATGTTTTTTGCTGCAAGCATTTTTGTAACTTCACTTTGAGCTGCTTTTTTCTTCTTGCTTGTAACTTTGCGCTCCAACTCACTGATAACATCTGTAAGATTTGTTACAATGTTTGTAAGATGTACTCGTACTGAACTGAGATTTTCTACATCTACAACACCATCAAAACTAGGGAGCAAATATTGCAAGGATTTAGTCTTGATGTCTACGGAATAACTCTTGACAAGTTCATCTTCAAGCTCCGCAGCTTCATCACACACTAAAAATTGCTTTTGTTTTACATGATCCGGCAAGCACATGTACATTTTGTAGTTGTATACTCCAAATTTTGACAAAATGCTTTCATTACGCGCATTGTAATATAAGCACTTGTCACATGACCAGCAATCTTGTTTAATTTTATCAATGATGATGCATGGTGCAGTATCTACACTATGATCTTCGTCAACTTTACATACATAATTGTTCTTACCTTTGAGAATCTTTGAATCGTCAAACAATCTCTCATACTGGTCTTGTAAAGATTTTGTCACAGTTAAAACTGCACCACCAAATGCAGGCATACTAGTGCATTCATCTGCATGTGTATATTCTCCTGATTCTTTTGCATACACATCATAACTTTTTACTAATTGCTTGAACCGTTCCGATGCATCATTACTAGCATTGCAGACTGTTTTTGCAATCATACTCTTACCACTACCAGTCGGTGCACAGCAAATAACAAACTTATGTTTATTAAGTGCAACAGAAATTTCACCAAGCACTTTAGCCTGTGATTCTGTAGGTGTGAATGGTTTAGGGAAGTGTCTGTCAATATCAATCATCTTTCAATTGTATAATCAGTTTATCTTTTTGCAATGCATAATTATATTAAAAAATCTAGTATTTTTCTTCTTTGAAACAGTTCTAAGCTTTAAGAGAATGTCTTTGTTGCCACGGCACAAAGTATTGTGAGTATAGTCTAATGTAATTGTATCAGTAGTGTTTTTTGAAATACCAAACGGCATGGGTATTATAAATTGTTTATTGTCACCGCTGTCAGTCTGCAAAATAAAGAATACATGAAAATCTTTGATGGCAATGAGAATTAATTTGCCTTTTTTAATTGACTTGCCGTTTATGTCAAAGCTTATTTTGCTCTGCAAAAACGAACCAAAAGTTTTTTCAATATATTCTGTAATCATGCTGTCATATATGCTATTTTTTGTTGAGTTGACATTATAAATATCTCTTCATTAAAAAAATTCCAGAATTCATCCGCAGGTGGAAAGGTTCTAATAATATCACAGTCATCCAAACTTATGATTCTAAAATCCTGCATAATTATATCCCAGGTGATGATGAGATTTTTTGCTGCAGCGTTAAATGCAGGAGCTTTAGATGGCGTTCTATAATTTAAAACAATGCGCCCATTCGGTGATGTGAGTAATGCACTGTTGTTGGTGCATAGCATTCTGCGCACCGGTCCAACTCCAGGAATTTGTCTGCGACGTAAGAAGCGAACATCAACAACGTTGTTGAGTAAACTTTGATATAGATTAGCATACGTCGCAGGCATAATTAAACTTCTGTCTTAGGCTCACATTTGCCAAACAAGCGCTGCTCATTTAAAAACATACCACTTTTAACTGTGCCATATCCTTTAATATTAATGCCAGATATAGTTACACCTTTGTCATTTGGAAACATAACAATGTCACCAGGTTTTGTATTTTTTACTTCTGTGCCTACTAGTACAACTCTAGCTTTGCGCCATGCTTTTGTAACTGCATTGGTCTGAATAAAAATGGAACCACGTTTAATAAATTCACCATCTTCTGATAAATCTGTAAATTCAACCAAAATAATGTCGCCATAGACTTGGGACAAAACAAAGTCATCCAACCCGAAGTTTCCTTCTGAGTGGGATGACATGTCGATGAGGCTGCGTGTAGGTGTTAACTGATTAATGTCTGCTGGCATATGCACTATTTACATAATAGCATCATTTTGCAACTCTCTAAGTTGTTTGATGCTCATGAAATTTGCATGTGCAAGCATTTTTTCCTGTTCTAATTCTTCTGTTTTATTTGTCTTTTTATTCTTTGCAGCTTTTTTAATATAGTTAATTTTCTTGAATTTACTTTTACCAATTAAATGAAATAGAAAATCATACTGCTGTTGCTTTGTATCGAAGATATCCCACCACTGATTTGTGGTAGAGTTAATGAGCGCAGCAACGTCGGGTGAATACATGCTTAGCCATCTATTTACCATGTATAAATTGAATTCTTTCTCACTCTCTGTATCAAGTTCAATCCTCTGCTTGGTTGTTAATAAGGAAGAGAGTATATTAAAGATGGTCATGCAATTACCTTTGTGGTAGCAACAAAGATGCTATTGGTCATTGAATGGAAAGCTTCAATTCCTTTAGCCATAAACATGTTGCATTGCTCCGATGTCATGTTAGTAGAATATGCAAAGCCAGGTGCCTTAGGCCCTGCATCCACATTGATTCCTGTATGACCGAGAGCAGCACCATTCTTTGTATATGTAATACTCACAGAACACTTTCCCTTGCTATGCATCTCTCCATCACTACCTTTAAATTCATTATGAACAAGCAAATCATCACCACTAACTTCAATGGGCTTTTGAATGATGTTAAATAGAATGTTAGCAAGTTGTGTATTAAACAGACGCTGGAAAGCTACTGCACCAAATGCTTCAAGATTAGGAATTTCCCAACAGAAATTAATTGCATCTTTGCTATAGATGAAGTCATTGCTGAGTACGTCTTCTAAATCAATCATGCCAGATGCTTCAACATGCATAGGAGCACGAAAAGCTACAATATTGCCTTGAGGTAGTACATTATCACGCAACAGCTTATATGCAAATCTTGAATGAATGAGATGCCCATCATATACATGCTGATCATCGCGAACGAGAAGGTTGTAATTCATCTGTTAAGATAATATCTTAGTTTTAAATTTCAACTATCTATTATGATAAAGAAGCTGTCCCCACGATTCATCAGTAGGTCTATATGGATTGCCATATTGTGTGATATCGTGAATTGGCTTTATATTGTATTTTTTACATAATAAACTCCATACTGCTTGATCATGCCGGTGATCATTAAAAATGCTATAATCTTGCCCGTATTTAGATTTTTCATCTGTAATGATATTTTCATTACAGCAGTAATTATACCATTCATGTATTAATTTGACTGTGTGTTCAGTCTTTTTTAAACAAATATAGCTTGCTCCATACTGGCCGGAATATCTATTTTTATTACTCGTCCAGTAAATTTCATTATCACAATCTGTTAAGATAAAAGCGTCTCTTTTGCAAGAATCTCGCTCATCACCTAACCCATCATTGATAATCCATGGTATAACATCTTGTTGCTCAAGCAAATTAAAAAGCGGTTGCAGACTTGCAACTTGCTGCACTGTGCTATCCACATAAAAAATAATGTCACCAAATTGTACACGATCACTTGATATAAATTTGTTAATAATATGCGGTTTCCAAAGCCAGTATCCAAACCCGCGAGTTTTAGAATTTATAAAACTATATTGTTCTAAAAATTTACTATCAAGTGAATGCTCATTTAAACTGTAATATTTTTGAAATTTATTAAATTTTAAAAATTCATTAAGTGATTGTTGCTGATGATTTGTATAATTATTAAATTGTGTCGCAAAACTTATAAAATACTTATTCATTTATTTGATTTTTGATCCAAAAATATGTTTGCTCTAAACCTTTTGCGAGTGAATAGTTCGGCTTCCATTGAAGCTTTTCATTGATGAGATTATTATCAGAGTTTCTACCTCTTACACCAGTTGGTCCTTCAATGTATTTCTTTTTAAGCTGCTTCCCTTCAACTGCACATGCATAATCAACCAATTGATTAATAGTAACCATTTCATCTGAACCGAGATTCACAGGTCCTGTAAAATCAGATTGCATCAAACGGCGAATACCTTCAATGCATTCATCAATGTAGAGGAAAGAGCGAGTCTGCGCTCCATCACCCCAAATTTCAATTTCATCTGTAGCATTAATAACTTTACGACAAATGGCTGCAGGAGCTTTTTCTTTGCCACCCTGCCATGTTCCAAGTGGACCAAAGATGTTGTGAAAGCGTGCAATACGAACATTCAATCCATAATTGCGTTGATATGCAAGATACAGACGTTCACTAAACAATTTCTCCCAACCATATTCGGAGTCCGGAGCTGCTGGATAAGCACTTGCTTCTGTGCAGTTGGGATTGCTTGGATCTTCTTGATTGTATGCAGGATACATGCATGCAGAAGATGAATAAAAAATCTTCTTAGCTCCAAACTTTGTAGCAAAATCTGCAACATTCAAATTAATTGTTGCAGAGTTGTGCATGACATTAGCATCATTTTCTCCGGTAAAAATATAACCCGCACCACCCATATCAGCTGCAAGTTGATATACTTCATCAAAGCTTCCTTCCTGTGCAGTTCTCTGAAGTGGGGACCACATCACACATGAAACTATCTTAACATCACGCAAATCACCAATCACAAAATCATCAGCTGCTGATTTGTCTTGATATTCAGGATGTTTGAGATCGACACCTCTCACCCAATACCCTTCAGATTTGAGTATATTTACAAGATGGTTACCAATGAAGCCGCCGGCGCCTAATACTAATGCTGTTTTCATAATCTATTTTAATGTTGCTTGTGTATTCAAAACATCTAACTCTTGTACATCGTAATTGAGTAGTTTGAGTTTTTCAATGAGTTTAATATACTTATCAGCTTTTGTCCAATTTCCATCACTATGAGCTGATTCAAATACAATTTTTTTGATAATAAATTTGGTAAAATCAATGCTATTAATGATATCTACATCTAACCCCTCAGCATCTATATACAGGCAGTCAATTGTATGAAGATCATATTTTTCAAACAGGTTGTTTATTGACAATACTTTAATTTTTCTACTCACTACAGGATTAACACTTTTAACAGATACGTTAGTATGATTACTAATGAGTGAACTCACTTGATAGTTATCACTGTCTTGTTCATAGAAAAAGTCCTGCTCCTCTGTATCATCATATGAAACAATCGCCACATTTTCAACATAAACATTATCAATGCCTTTGTAATTTTCTAATATTTTTGCATTGAGCTCACTCAATGGCTCTACTAATATGCAGAGCTTAATATCTAATTGATTGTCTTTAACAAATACTTTTACATCATCATTACCATCATTTGTACCAATTTGAACTATAATCATTTTTTAATAATACAGGTTATACTTGTTGCGTTTGTATAGAGAAGATTTATAAACTGACATTCAAAACTTGCATCATTATGCATAATTTTATTAATACCCTTAAGTGTAGAATTTTCCGCATTTTTGTCACAATGAATATCTTCAATGATATAATATGCATCTTTATGAAGCTTTGGCCAGATATGCTCAAAGCTTATACGCTGGTGCTCATTTGCATGGCTACCATCATCTATTACAACATCAAATTTTTCAAATGTTTTAAAAATATTATCCAAGACTACAACATCTGTCTGACTACCTTGAATTAAATGAATACTATCTGAATGTGGCCACCCACCACCTTCGACCCCAAGTTGTCTAGATTTGTCAACATTATCAAGTGTAATGTCAAGGCCAACAACGGTAGCTTTTTTAAAATACTCTTGCCACATGCATAGAGAAGCACCTTTGGCAATGCCTATTTCAAGCAAGTTAATTGATTCATCTCTTAAATGTGAAAGAAACAAATCGTATACAGGAGCATACATATGACCTGCTCCTGGTATTTTATCAAAGAAATTTGTACCCTTGTCAGTAAGATACTTATCAGCTAATTTAAGAAGGTTCATAGATTATTAAAATATCACGCCCAATGCCTGTATACTCACATACATATTTTGGATTTATTGCTGCGAATGCAGCTTGAAATTCTTCATGCGAAGGCCAACCTGGGCTACCAATATCGATACAATCATCAACAATGATTATATGATCATTTCGTTTTGAAAATTGTTGTATTGCTTTAAATTCATCAATGACCGGTGAATAAGTTGGTGTATGTGCATCAATCAACATTACAAATTGCTCATGGGGATTTTTTGATAAAAACTCCTCAAGAAATTTTGTTGAACAAGCATTATAAAAATCAATATTACTGTATTGTTGCTTAAGGCTTTTGTATTTTTCAAATAAATTAATTGATGTATAACTATTACCTTGAATGAATTGTTCAACAGTTGACACTCTATCAAAATGCTCTGCAAATATTTGCGCCGTATCTCCTTCAAAAGTACCAAGCTCAATTGCATGTGTAATTTTGTCAATTGCTGTTTGATTTCTGTAATTGTAGAGTACTTGTGTAAAAGCATTAGGTACGTCTGAAACACCTACTTTACCTGCTACATTGGCCCACCGTGGGTCAGTTTGTTTGTATTGTTTAGTTTTCATTTCCAAAAAGAGTAGATGTTTTTGTCAACTTCATATTTCATATGTTTAATTTTTCTCTCGGGCTGCGTCACAGCCCATTCAAACATTTCATAAATTAGTTGTTCAAAATTTGTTGTATCTTTAAAATCTAGTAACTGCTTTGCCTTCTTATGATCACAAAAAGCATTTTTAACTTCATGCCTACCTTCAACATGTGTAATGTTTACATTAATGTTGAACTTCGCAGCAACAGCTTGTACTGCTCTTGCTGCTTCATTTAGTGTATATTCTCTATCTGCACCAATGTTAAACATTTCATTGTCAAAACCATTGCATAGTTTTTTTAGCGGTTCAATATAACATGCGATATCAGAAAATGCTCTTTTCTGCTCACCATCACCATATACCAAAATTGGTTCACCTTTTAGTGCGCGTCTAATCCAGATGCCAATTACATTTCTGTATCTATCCCATATGTTTTGATTTTTGCCTAGAACATTGTGCGGTCTAACAATGTTATACCTCAAACCAAATTGTTCATGAGCTTGTTTAATATCCTGCTCAACTGTATATTTTGCAATGCCATATGGATCAACAGGTGCAGGCACCATTGATTCAACAAATGGTGGTACCTGGTTACCATAAACCGCCATAGAAGATGTAAAGATAAGTTTTGCATCTGATTTAATGCATTCATTAATCACATTGACAGACGCTATAACATTGTTTTCATAATTGAATTTGCGAATAAAAGGAGATAAACCTTCAGCAGCATAAGCTGCAAAATGGTAGACAACATTCGGTTTGTGAGTCTCAAAAAATTCTTTTACAGCAGTTGCATCTGTTAACTCTACTTTATTCCAAGGTACATTACTTGGAATAAAATCTTCATATCCACCAAAGAAGTTATCTACACCTACAACATCATAACCAGACTTTTGCAAATTGTCTGCAAAGTTTGATCCGATTAATCCACCTACTCCTGTTATTAGAATCTTCATAATTTGTCATTGAATGCATGCCAATCTGTATACGGAGAAAGCTGAAAAGCATTCAAATGAGTAGTACATCCTGGCATAGGAATATATAATCTTATGTCTGAATTTATCAAGTATCTGAAAAACGCTCTATCTTCAAGTAGATATGTTTTTGCAATGTTTACTAACTTGGTGCCCCATTCTCCTCCCTTGGTTGCCCATGTACACGTCGTACTTTCAGCAGTTCTCCAATGACAGGTACTTCCAAGTGCAATTGATTCTTGTTTATAAGATGCATCATCTGTACGAGTGTATCTATCTGTATGATCATACCCTGTTGCAAGGGCAAATCTCTCAACACCATCAGCAATTAAGTTGAGACTGTGTGGCAGGTGCAAGTAATCATCTTCAACAAAATATACATCTTGATCTCTAAATTCGTTGAGATAGATGTCATATACTTGAGAGAGGCATGCAGCATTTCCATTTGCATTGATGTATCTAACATTTACGTTTTGATGCGATTCAATAAAATCAGAAAGTTCACCACGAGGACCATCAACAACTACATGCAGCTCGTGTTCACTAGATTGAGAAACTGCATGATGCATGCTTGTAAAGCACCTCTTCTTGCTAAACCACGAAGGTCTATTATTCTTGAATGTTAGTTTATCTAGTTCGTAATTTGAAGCTCTATACAGTATAATCATAAATTAATCCTTTATCACCATGGAAGCCAAAAGTGTTTGTAAGCCAGTTGAATTGCTCTCTTGAAAAGATATGGGCAATTTCTTGTGGTGCAAATTTAATACCTTGTTGTATAAAATAGTTGTAATGATTCAAACAAATGTACGCATCTTCTGGACCATCACAAACAAAAGGTGCTTTTTTTGTTGCATTAAGTAGCCTCTTACTTCTCAAGCTAAATCCGCCATTGCCTACATTGTTGTTCACTGTTATTTTTGCCTCTTGTGTTACCCATTGAGACATCATAATTCTATCTGGAAGCCATGCAGCTCCTATGTAATCATACTGCTCAAAATCAGGTGTCCATGAATCTGCATTCAAAACAAAACCATCTGTTTGTACTGTTAGTGCAAAATCTGTATCAATGTAATCGCTTAAACTAAAGAGAATGAATCTATTGTATTCTGAATAGTTCATTGGAGCAATTTGAACCCATTCAATGCCGTTCAAATCATCTGTAGGTTTTACAGGTGACAATAATTTAATTTTAGCAAAGTGTATTTGTTTTGCACTTATCTTCAAAGCTTTGAGAGCAAGATTTGCATCTACACCTTCAACAGCAACAAGAGTAACTCGTGGAAGTTCAATCATTATAAGTTTTTAACTAATTGATATTCCCAAATCATGCTATCCGGTGTCTGATATTCGTTACAGAATGGTTCACATGATTTAACTCTCCATCCTTTGATATGTTTATCAAGCCACTGAGGGCTAACCGGTTCAACCCAGCCATTGCCAATATCTGTTTGATTGCTATTGAAATCATACATTAAAAACAAGCAATCATCTGAAGCAAGTGTTGCAAGATTTTCAAATGACTGCATTTTAATATCTAACGGCATGTGCTGAAACACCATGGATGTAAACATCACATCAAACAATCTATCTACTTTCAATTGATCAACACGAGAATGAATAAACTTTAGTTTATCACCTTCAAAATGTTCTTTTGCATATTTGATTCTGTTGTATGCATAATCAACACCTACAATCCTCTCAATGAATGGTGCAAATTCTTTTGTATAATAACCACTTGCACACCCTACATCAAGTAAGAGCTTTTTATTTGCAAGTAAATTTCGTATTTTAGGTAACATGCTACTCTTAAACCAGCTCACTGGTCTCTCAGGGTACCCATCTTCAAAAGAAAGGTATGTTTCTTGTTCGAATATATCTTGTCTATCACTCATAATATCTCCAGGGTTTCTTGAAGAGGTTTTTTATATGGAAAAAGCTCGAAGGCTTCCATTTAGAATACATATGCAGGTCTTTGGTTGAATCAACTTTTTCAATGATGTAATTGATTGATGTTTCAACAGTATGAATTGTTTTTGCCTTTGAAATAACTTTGCACCAATCTAATAATGTGAAATCAGGTAAGTTGGTCATGCAAATTTCTCTCATGTTGTTGCAATTAGCGTTTTTAGCTGCTTCACAAATTTGTGTTTGTGGTGGAGATGCAAAATAGAAATTTTTTAAAACATATGGTGTATCATCTGCTAACTTTAAGACATCATAAAACAGCTGTTCCTCTTTATGGTAATTGTGTTTAAAATCAAAATATTTACACCAATCATCATATCTCAAATCAACAAGCTTATATTTTGCTTCCATGACTGATATACCTGGAAATAATTTATCTGCATCATGCAACGGTAAAATTGCATCATAATTGTAATGCAGTACTTCATTTATATTGCAAAATTCAATGTCTTTGATGTAATCTTTAATCCAAAGAAATTCAGGAATAACTGGCCAAACTACATCATAATTTTGTTGACGTAGTTTGTGCGCAATTTTTTGGCAAAAGAAAATATCACCAATGCCGGCTGGTTGTTTAATCAATGCTTTCATTAATTGAAAAGAAATGGATATTTTAAGTACATCCAGTCTTCTGGAATGCGATATTGTTCAACTAGATGATAATTTTGTCTAATTGCTTGTTGCCGGTGTTCATACATCTCTTGACCATTTTCACTAATCTGATTTAAAATTTCTTCCAATTCATTCAAGTCATTGAAGAACAAAATTCCATTTTCATCAAAATGCTCTGCAATGGATCTATCACCCCAGAAGATGGGAATTGTTTGTGTTGCAAAGCAGTCTACAATTTTTTCAGTCCAGTAACCAGGTTGAATTGAATTCTCAATGGTGATGGAAAAGCGATATTCATCAAGTGATTCTCTTTTGCTTTCTACTGGCTTGTACCCATAACCATACACATCAACATTATCATATTTGCTTTGAATGATTTTGTGTCGCAATTGATGTCCTGTTGTAAAATTTTTACTTGATGCAATGATGGAACACATTTTGTTCTTTTTTAGATTATATTGTCCATGACTTGTTTCAACCTCTACAGTAGGGCTACCATTGATCCAGCATCTGCCATGAGGATAATATAAGAAGTTCTCACCTCTGTTGATGAGATCAGTATCAAAGGTGAGTACAAAATCGAACAATCGATTATTCTGCTCAATCCATTCATACACTTGTGGATGAATGGCGCGTGGTTCAAGAATCCACGCAATTTTGCGTTTTACACCTTTGGCTTTGTATACATCAGGCAAGCATAAATCTGTAATGAAGCAGCTTTTGCTTGTTGGAGTATTGCCAAATTCCCATTCAACATATTTGTTGACGCCTTTGTGGCATGAAGAAGGTTCACCACCAAAGTTTTTGTCTCGAATATTTACCTTTACCATTGTTTGATGTATCGTTGAAGTTGTTCTTTGTTGAGGCTCTCTACAAACTGTACAATTGCTTCATTTTGTTTGTAGTGATTGTGTTGTGCTTTATTTACAGATGTATCACAATGTGGCAAATGATACAGGTAGTGATTTGCAATGTTGCTTTTGGTTACATTCAATCCAAGAGTATGGGCACGGGAAATGATTTCATTATCCTCATATCCCCATCCAATAAAAAATGGATTAAAACCATTGATTTGGTTGAATGACTTCTTGGTCATAATCAGACAGCCTCCAACTGCTTTGGTATTGCCAAGCAAAGCAAATTCATTCGCATTGTTGGTAATTAAATGAAGGTCTTTTATTTTAGAGTGCAAATCCTCAACGTCTAGTGTATTGAGAAATTGGTTCTCCCCCTGTTGTGTCATGTAGAAGGCACATCCATTGTATCCAATGAGACATTCAGGAGAACTGTTGCACTGCGCTTCATTGATACATTCTAGCAGTTTGCCACAGTCTATAATTACATCGACATCCAAGAAAATCAGAATATCTGTATTAGCGTGCCTTACACCACGATTATACCCAGTACATTTCTTGATTGTATCTTGGTTTATTATAAGCACATACTCATCACCTGCATCAAGTGTAATATCCAGCGAATTTGCTTGCTCATCATCTTCAACAAAAACAAACTTGCAGCCATGCAAATGCTTTTTGTAGTATTTGTAGATGGTTTTTACGTTTTTGAGACGTGCTTCATTATCAATTCTAATGTGACAGATGAATGTAATGTCTTTGCTAGTGATCATTGTTTAATGAGTTGTTTGAGTTTTGTCTTGACTTGCTCAAAAGAAGCATCTGCAATCTGCACCGGGCTTTTGCCCTCAAGCTTTATAAAGTGTTCAAAGCCTTTTCTAATGTTTTCTTGCCAATCTTTGCGTGGTCTAATGGTGCTATTGTGTTCAGAGCATGCCTGCTCTTCAATGAAGTCGAGGCTATTTGCAATGTCTGGCCACCACCAGTATTCAGTGCAGAAGTTATTTTTGCACAGCAAATATGAGTGATGCACATGCTCAAAAGCATTGTGAAACTGTGTATCAAATAAGCCAACTTTTTGTAGACTCTCTTTTGTGTACATGCAAAATGCACCCACGCAGTGCTGATTGAGTGCTATCTTTAATTCAGAAGGATATTCTAATACCACACGCGGACAAGGCGGTCCACCAGATATATTATTTTTATTTGCAGGACCGTGATATGCAAACATCATATGATGCAGACCTGTTGCTTTACTAGCTTTGATATATTCTTCAAAGATATCCTCTCTCTTGATGAGCATATCATCTTCAATGAGAAAAATGTAATCACATTCTTTATCGATCAAATATTTTAATGCTGCATTTTTTGCTATGCCTACACCCCCACCACCTGTATTAATTATACTCGCATGCATATTATGCGCATGTACAAAACTATCAACAGATTGCTCGCCGTCATTTATAATGATGAGTTCATCAACCTTATGTGATGGAATGCTTTTGAAGCATTTTTCAAACATTATTTGCCTGTTGCATGTAATTATTCCGGCGCCAATTTTCATTATAGATAATATAGCATAAATACATACAAATGGCAACTGACCCTATTGGAATTAATATCAAGCAACTACCGCAAATAAATTTTGCGCAAAGTGGTGATTTTTTTATCATTGAGACACCTGATGGTACCGGAATCATTGACTTTAACGACATCGTCATTGATCTCGATCAAACAAATTTTAGACCCACAATTGAAGCACTTGTCACATCAACTATTGGGCTGTGTGCGCAATATACAGCATTGAGTAGCAATGTTTATAATGAATTGGCTCAGATTCTAAAAACTTCTATTGCTGTATTCAAAAACATCTCCCCACTCTCAGGTGGTCAGTATTTTTCTGGTGCAGGCATTGATTTGCCTCTCAATTTTATTGAAGTTAATCAGCTTTCATTGCAGCAATCAGCAACTGATTTGAATAACATCAACATATGTACTGATTTGACTCTATCAACAGCAGCAAGCGCATTGCTGTTGCCTGCAGGTGTATATAAGACGTCCATTGATGCCAGCATCACATCAGCAACATCTGGTACGACATGGATGCAAATTTATCTATATCAAAATTCTCCCCCTGCGCGAGTTTTGTTGCTCGGATCTCCATTTATACCAACCGGTGAAAATCAGCAAAAGAATCTCAACATCGACGGATACTTCACTCTTTGTAAAGATGCAGAAGTTGCAATCAAAGCAACAACATATGGTACATTTAAGATAGGTAGTACTCAGTTTAAAACTCTTTATAGCACTGCTTCTGCATCTCCACTGAGTGCCAGCTTGTTTAAGATGCTACAGACAAGTGCATGCAACATCAGCATGTATCTTGAAAAGATTGCTGATGTTGCAGCCCCAGCTATTAATATACAGTCTACGGTACTATAATTCCTGTATCTTTGAGCAATTGCTGCTTTTGCTGTTTAATTAAATCTTCAACAGCATGCTGTGCATCTTCTGGTTTAGTTGCATTTTGCAGTTCTTCAACCCATGAGTCATCTGGTACAACCATGCTACCATTTTCATGTATATAGTTTGCGATTTCTTTGATTCGCATAAATCTATCAGAAGAATGAATAGGAATTATTGCAGGCCTATCCTCATTGTCAAACAGGAAAAACTTATCATTGCATATGTATTGATTATAAATTACTTCAAAGAGATTATCAATCTCCTTGATATAAACACTGTCTGTTTCTCTCATATTATCTTGTGCAATTGTAATGCGCTCAGTATAAGGAATCCAAAAAATAATGTCTAGATTCTTTAGAGATTCTCTTACCTTTTTAGCACATTTTTCAATAAAAACGTCATCAATATCTGATGACGTTTTTTCATTCGCCCAGAGAGAATATATAACGTTATCTAGTGGGCATCTATCATATGCAATGTGATCATCTGCGGTTTTACCCTGCATACTATCAACCATAAAATCAAGAATTGCTTCCTGACCTTGCTTGTTTACATTCTTGCTATGTGTGATACTACTTTCAGCAATGATGTCTCTATATGTTTTTGACGGTGTAGAATACATGGGCCATACTGTCAAAAAATCTTTGATTAGTGTGGTTTTTCCGGTATTCGCAGTACCGCTAAATGCAATTCTCATTTATTGATAAGCTGCTTAAGATTTTCGCTAGTCTTTGCGTAGATCTGATCAGTTAGTGTTTTCATGCTTTTGTTAGCAGCTTCTGCGCCCTTATTTTTTACAATTTGAGCAAGCTCCTCTACGTTGAATCTAATGACTGATTGAAGCTTTTCGCCTTGATATTCAACTGTTGTGTTTATCTCAACTACGGAATGTGGGACTGTACTGGGTTGTTCTTTTGCCATAATTTCATTTATTTTCCTCATCCTCTAAATCAACATCTTGTTGTTGTTTTTTCTTTGTTATTTTCTGTTTTTGTGCAGGCAGTACAATCAATTGTTTGTTGATTGCTTCAGTGAGATCTCTTTCAGTTTCTTTTGTGATATACATTTTATGTAGTGCTTCATTGGATGTAACCCATTTGTAAGATCTGTGCTCACTGCTCAGTTTAACATTATTTGTACTGGTTTTGCACAAAAATAATTCAAAATTATGCAATCTATATACACTTGTGAATGATGTAATTAATAGTTGTGTCTCCTCTTTCACTTCTCTTCTTGCACCTTCTTGTGACGTCTCACCACGTTTAATGTGTCCACCGGGCAAATGCCACTTTTGTTTGTTCATCGGCAGCAAAAGCAACAGCTTACCTTTATAAACAATTATTACTTTGCTTACATGCTTTGTATCTTCATTATTCATATGTTCGTCGGAAAAACATTGATCGGGTATTCCCTCGCTCGTTATACAGAGCATGTTTTATCCCATGCACTCACGTGCAGGCGAGACAGTCCGGTAAATCCATATTTCTTTGCCATTTCTAGCACGAAAGCAGTGCGTTCATGAAAATTTTCCCGACTATCCATTCCCGGCATGCACACAACTTGAGTCATGGGGATGTTAAACGGTACAAGATAATCAGTAATAATTTCTTTAATGTCTTCTTCTGTTGAAATTACAAACTTGAATCGTGAATTCCAGTGGTTTTTAATGCGCTCTATGGCTTCAGGTACAATGCGATCTTCTTTATCAAGGCCAGAGTTACTTAACTTCGCACTGCAGTTGATTTGATGAAGTTCATCATACAGCATATCATCAATGTATTGTGTGCCATTGGTCTCAATCTCATTATATACACCATAATCAATGGCAGAGTCTTCTGCTTGATAAACATCAGCAAGATGATGAATAAAATTTGCAATGCATTCTTGATGCTTGGGTAGGGTTGGCTCACCACCAGTCCAGATCAGATGAGTCTGGCCACTCAAAATCCAATCTAACATTGTAGAGCCATCATAATTTTTATGTTCTCTCCAACGATTGATGAGATATTCAAACGGCTTCTTTTCACCGAAAAGCCACACAGGTAGAGAGTCACATGTCCAGGTTGCTTTGCCTGCTGCATGTAAGTCTCCTTTAAAAGACCCTGGATCTGTGTTGCCTAAGCCTGCACCCTTCACTTGTTTTGCAACAGCTCGAGTTGCACCGCATGTAAGGTTACAGTCTTTAAGACGAATAAAATAAGAGGGGCAGCCTGTTGTGATGCCTTCTCCCTGTACAGAATAGAAATCTTCAGAAATTACCAAATGGTTGTAGTTGTTAACAATATCACTCATATATAAAAATAATAGCTAGAACTAATATTTCAACATAAATAATGTATATGAGCAAAAAACCCCGCTTGCGCAAAGCGCTGGCAGATTTAGAGTTCGGTGATGGCGACATTGAATTACACACATCTACGACAAGTAATTCACTTGGAATTAGAAACAAGTATCAGCTCAATGATGTACATAAATCGTTTTTAGATACCTGCTTATATGAAAAAACAAAAATGGTGTTTGTAGATGGACCTGCAGGCACTGCAAAGACATTTTTAGCAGTTTATGCTGGTCTTTTGCTGCTTCAAGAAAAGAAAATAAAAAATATTATATATATCCGCAGCATTGTTGAATCAGCAACCAAGAGCATTGGAGCTCTTCCTGGTGAGTTGGATGAAAAGTTCAAGCCATGGAGTTTACCATTGCTAGACAAGTTGAATGAACTTCTCTCTCCACACACTTCAAGTGAACTAATCGATTCCGGCATCATCAAATGCATTCCTGTTAACTTCGTGAGAGGTTTAACCTTTCATGATTCACTCGTCATAATTGATGAGTTTCAAAACCTCACTTTTGAAGAAGGTGTCACTATTCTAACGCGTTTTGGTCACAACTCAAAATATATTGCCATTGGAGATGCTCGTCAAGCAGACATTGGATCAAAGTCAGGATTTAAAGACTTATTTAATGCTTTTGATGATACAGAAAGCGCAGAAAATCACATTCACACATATCGGTTCGGTGAGAACGAAATTGTGCGAAGCAAAATTCTGCGCTTCATTGTTGGTAAGATTGAGCGGATCAAAAAGCATTAACCCCAAGAGGTACCCTTGAACCAATCACTTTTGCCAGTTGATACATGTGAGCCAACATTTGCTGGTCTACCTCCATTGCGTGTAGTTTCAGTCTGAGGTAGCGGAGTTATTTCATGAATTGTAATAACATCCGCTGCTTCTGAATAACCACCATCTTCAGGAATTTCCCTATCCTTGCAGCCAAAGCAATTACTATAAATTGCAGAATTATCTTCGTGCTCAAACACCTCAACTTGATTGACGCTGCAGCGTTCACCATATTTCTCTTTAAGAAACTGTGATGCAATTTCAAAGCATTTTTCAGCAGCTCTTTCTACTCCAACGCCTTTTTCAAAAACACGAAGCTGAATGATGCCTGCTGCATCTAATGCTCTAAATTGATCAATTGCTGGATCATCAGCAGCTACACAATACGTGTGATCAAAAATATATTGTAGTTGTTTTTTGAGCTCTTTAAGGCTGCCAAAATCAACCGCCCAATTTTTATCATCCAACTCTTCACATCTGAACCAAAACTTTGCTTTAAGCTGGTAGCCATGAATGAATTGACAGTGTGAATGTTTTGCTCTCCACTGACGAAAAGCACATGATCCTAACTCTATTACTTTAGTACTTGTAAACATATCACAATATACTACTAAAATTTATAAAATCAAGATTGCTGAGCCGAAAAGTTTATAACAAAATCGTTTGAATTAGGAACTCTTGTAAGAAGACCGTATCCTTGAACTAGTGAGTTGTCTTTTATATTCATACATGTAAAAAGAGCATTTTCGTTCAAAAATTCTGGCTTTGATATGATATCTGTAAATTTAATGCCTGCTTTTTGCGGTGGCTGATTAGTAGGTGGTATGGGTGGTGGCTGATTAGTAGGTGGTATGGGTGGTGGCTGATTAGTATTTTCAAAAAGATATGTATAAAAATTAGCTATATCTCTAAAGCTTTTATTTTCAAGTACATTTTTAGTTTTATTTAAAAGCTGTATTTTTAATATATAAAAGGTCTTATTACTCGACCCAGTAAAGGAAGCTGTACCTTTGCTGTCTACAACTCCAAAGGATTTACCCAACATATCTTGCGAAATCATTGTTATCCTGTCTTTGCTTGTTGTTGGTGTTTTTTGCGTTGAATTATTTGTATCTGAACCAGGCACCGCTGATGTTCCTGTAACTTGAGGTCCAAATACTGCCCTCGCAGCTGTACCCGCTACGCCGCGTGTAATGCTGCCTAATGCACCCAATGCACCAACTGGCTTCTGGCCCGCAGCACCTTGTAGGTAATTAGCTACCATATTTTCAATTACAACTGCTTTTTTAGGAATATTTAGAGTACTACTGTTATAAAAAAATTTGATTTCATTTTCTGTTTCTGCAAGAATATATCCAACATATCCATCATATTGACCATAATCTTCAGCATATTTGTTAAGTGGATCAACTTTGAGTCGCACTTTTTGGAGATTTTTTTCAAGCACTGCATTATATTGTTCAAAAAATTTTGACATGCAGTTATTTAGTAGACTTTTATGGTTTTTACACTATATTAAAAAATGGAATTGCTCAAATACGCCAACGGTAACCTACCGCAATCAGAAGAAGAACGTCAAAAAATGATTGATGAAGCATCAAAACATTATGCAGAGTTTATGACTGCATTGAAGTTTGACTTCAAACAAGATCCTAATAGTGCAGATACACCTCGTCGTGTTGCTAAAGCCTGGGTAAATGATCTTATTGCAGGATGTTATTCATCGCCGCCAAATATTACATCGTTTGATAATATTGATGGATATGATGGAATGGTGTGCCAGAATAATATAAAAGTTGTATCCATGTGTTCTCATCATCATTTGCAGTTCACTGGGCGTGCACATGTAGCATATATTCCATCAAAAGAAGGTAAAGTCATAGGTCTCAGCAAGCTCAATCGCATTGTTGACTGGTTTGCTCGTCGGCCGCAGGTACAAGAAGCATTAACATCTCAAATTTTTGATTATGTTGATAAGGTTTGCGTAAAAAACAAAGGTGTAGCAGTGATGATTGAATGCAATCATACATGTTGCAGCAACCGCGGAATTAAGCATGACTCAACAATGAGAACAGCTCGTGTAAGTGGTGCATTTCATGATGAAAGCGGTGCAAGTAGAGCTGAATTTTATAAATTCATTGAATTTGCGCAGACTCGTTATTAAGCAAGTTAAATTTACTATGTAAGTGCAGGATCCACCACACTATTCATTTGAGCAATAAAGTTCTTGCTCAGAAGTACAGGCTCAGTCATGCCGGTGCGATCAGAAATAGTAAAAGGCTGATTTTTATAAGTTGTCCCGCCAACCGTCACGTCGAGTTTAATCACGTGACGGTTTTCTTGTAATTGTGGGCCCTTGTTAATCGTCATTGTGCCACAGGAATTTGCTCTGTGCTGCTTGTTGTTGCATACAAATGTCACTATACTCCCATCATCTTTGATGTTGGTTGCATGTAAAACGTTGTGACCGTCATTGCCTGTATCAGCTTTAGCTTCAAAATTACCAATGCCGTGAACTGTAACTCTAATTGTAGGTGGAATTGCTTTCTTTTCGTAAAAAAACTGTATGAACGTCTGCACTTGTTTATTTATTTTGCAAATTTGATTTTGTACCCACCTGAATCATAACACGGCGAGAAAGTTACATTGCACTTGCGCAGAATTTTGCAAAGATTTAAACAATTTTGCATATCATACTTGATGCTAGCTGACTCTAAAACAAAAGCAGTGCCAAATGGCACTGTCTTTTTGCCGGGATGCTTAAAGAGAACAAACCAGTCATCATGTTTGCGGGTGATGTATTCTAACAATTGTATAGCGCCCAAAACAAACATCGCATCTTCTTTGCATTTAATTAGATTATCGGCATATGCTGCACGTGCTAGATGAGATATACTGCATGGTAGCATAGAGAAGTCATAATTTAACCGAACAATTGAAGCATTATTATCAAATGTAAATTCAGTTTGCAATTCATTTGTTTCAATTCTTTCTTTTGCAAACTGATTAATAAACTTATCAATTTTTACTTTGTTACTTATCCACTTGCTTGTCTCGCCAATTCGCCCACCTTCGCCTTTTATTTCAATCAAATTATTGCACACAACTATGTCGCCTTTACAGGCTTTGTACCCTCCTGTTAGCAGCAGCAATGGCAATTCTGATGGACCTGAATAGCCGCGTGTTTTTCCTTCATCTGAAATGGGTCTCATTTTTGTCCACACCTCTGCTGTATATTCACTGGCAGTAAAATCAGCTTTATAGAAGTTGTTTAAAAATTCAACAACGTTGCATTTTTTAAATGCATTTTGCTTTAAAAATTCTAAAAATAATGGTGCAGCTTCATCTTTTGTGATGGTTTCTAACATTTGCATTACACATTCTTTGGCAACATCACAAAAATAACCAAATAGTTTGTTTAGCTCTGTAAGTCTATCAATTACCCTGCCGGTCAATGCAACATTGCTGCTACGTTTGTGTAAATTTTCATTAATTATTTTAAAGCATTTGCCAATTTGCTTGTGATTTTGCTGCAAATTTATGTAATGAATAATTACTTCACTCCATAGACAGTCATCAATCTGAAAATCTTGCACTACATCACCACCACAATCACTTGTTACAGCTAGTTTTAGCATGCATTAAGCAGATGTAGACATATTCTTGATGATAGCACTAACGTTTTGCTCAACTTGAGCTGGCTCAGCTGTAGTTAGTTGCTGAATAGCAATTTGAATTTGCTTTTCAATGTCTTTTGGTATGCTTGTTTTGACTGCTTGCAACCTTTCACTATCACCGCTTTCAACTGCGCCTGCTGTTTGACTAATAATGCGTAGTAAATTAATAACAATGGTACGGAATATATCATACCCACCCTGAATCTGTTCAACGGTTTTACCATTCTGTGGTGGTGCAGCAGCTGCGGGCTGCTGAGGCATTGCTGCATCAGGCTGCTGGCCTTGTTGCTGCACTTCACCACCTTCACCCTGTTCTGTGAGGTATGTAATGCGGGCTTCTCTAATTACTCTATCAAAAATGCTATCCATTTTAAGTATTTAGTAACATGCATCTTGTTTTCAAACAATTGAAGTAATTATCGTTGAGAAAAGACAATTTATATTTATTAATGAACTTTTTTGATTTTTCAAATTTATAGTTTTGCTTGTCATCATTACTAATTTGCATCAAAAAAGACATTCCATGATGATTGGTTATCAACTCTTGATAGTATGTGATGGGTTTGCTGCTGCAATACCATGTAAGAGGCAACTTCTTTGTAGTTTCTTTAATGAGCTTGTGTATGAACTCTTTAATTTTACCATCTTCATCACCTTGCACCTGCATACACTTGTCACTGTAATAGAAGACTACTTTGCCATGTGTTATACCCATCACAACATCACAACAGTGTTTGATTATGCAATGGGTTAGAACACGCTTAGCATTGGTGTCAAACTTGTCAATGTGATATTCATATGTTATTTTGCTGTATTCTACTAAAGCATGTTGCAGTAGTGTGCAAAAATCGCATAATGTTACATTGAACAGTGGATACTCATGAATCATCTATACTCTTTTAATTTACCGAGCCTGCAGTTGATAATCCCGTTATAATATTCTTTTTTTAACAATACATGTCTGTTAATTTGTTCTTCAATTTCAAAGTACCCAAGCTCCCATTTGCTATTGCAGAACTTAATAATTACAAATGAAAAATTATCTTTGCCGTGTGTTGTAATATCAGCATTTAAATCATTACAGCTTCCTGTATATGTCTTCCAGTCTGACTGCTTTGTTACAATTTCTCTCTTTTTTTTATTTTTTCTGAGTGGCTTTTTGCGTTTAATTATACACTGTTTTTTTCCAATGTATTGTCTTTTCGATATATTATTAGTTATACAATAGATAAATCCGTAAAAATCAGCAGGAATCTGTATATTACATACCCAATGTCCTAGATCCTCACTTTCTTCTATCATCTATGCAATTAGTTAGTCGTTAGCATAAAATAATGCAACTCACTTCTTTTTGCTTTTGGCACTTTTAGTTATTTTACCTGTTAAAAACACCGTTTCTGGTGCAGTTCGTCGATTAATTTTTTTCTTTGCACCTAAAATTTTTGGCATGCGTGCATCATTTGACTGCGGATGATCAGCATTTGACATACCCATGTTATCATAATACTGTGAGTCAGCACCAAAGGCACCAGACGTCATATCTTCTGCTAAAATGCGGTCAAAGACTTGTTTAAATATAGTTGACATTTGTATGTGATATTATATATTTACTCCAATGAACGAGCTGCTCTCAAGATACATTGAGCAAATCAAAGCTGATTTAGAGATAAATCAAATTAATATTGCTGATGTGGCAAGAAAGCTACCTGTACGCAGGCATTTCTGGGCTGCGCGACTCATTGAACATAAAATCAAAATAACTTCTCTTGAGAAACAAAAGCAGCAGATATTAAAAGAGGTATCTCAAAAGATCATCAGTGAGGCTCCGGTAAAAATTGAAGCAAAAAACATTAATAAAGCTGCAGAGCAAAGCGAATCCATTCAAAAAATCAATGAAGACATTACTGACAATAAAAATATTGTAGAATTTCTTGAACAGGTGCAGAGAAATTTCTTCTCTGCAACCTATGACGTTAAAAACGTCATTGACATACTTAAACTCGAGCAGACATGAGTTTAAGTATGTAATTTTTTGAATGAACATCAAGTTTGATATTGTTAATGATGATGCTTATATCATTACAACAGATGAAGTGCTAGAACAAATAAGATTTGAATTTAGCATTGAAAATGCTGCAAAAAACTTTGTTAAGGGCAGGAAAAAAAATTTTATACCCAGCCGCATATATGCAATTGCACCTACTGGTAAATTTGAAATAGGGCTTGCCGGTGAAATCTTGCGCATTATAGCCTGCAAGCAGCTTGCATCTAAAGTTGAAATGACTGATGCATTCAAAAAGCTTTATAAGCCTACCATTGATGCACAGGTATACAATTCACTGGCATTTGAACTGAGAAGCTACCAATACGAAGGCATCTCAAGAGCACTTAAACAAGGCAGAGGCATTTGTCTACTTGCAACAGGAGCTGGTAAAACGCTTATTATGGCATGTTTAGCAGCAAGTATAAAAACACCATGCAAGCCCTTCAAATGTTTAATCGTTGTACCGGATCCTGGTCTTGCAATGCAGACATACAATGATTTTCAAAAATATCAGGTGCCGTTTAAAGTAAACTTGTGGACAGGTGAGCACGACTTAGATGAAACTGCAGATGTAATTATTGCAAGTCAGCGTATTCTGCTTACCCGTGCTGATAATAACAAATGGCTTTACAAAGTAGATGTACTCATTGTAGATGAAGTTCATACCATCAAGAAGGATAATAAGATTAATAAAATTATCAGCAAGATTGAAACAAGCAATCGCTTTGGAATGACTGGTACTATGCCAGCAGCCGCAACTGACAAATGGAATGTCATGGGACTGTTTGGTGAAATATTGATTATTAAATCAAGTGCAGAGTTGCGCGCAGGTGGATATCTTGCAGAAGTTGAGGTAAAAATACTAAACATCACATACAAAAGTACGCCCCAGCAGATAGATAAGCGTGATAAAAACCTATCTACAGCAAAATATAGAGCGGAATTGGAATTTTTGCATCATAATGAATATAGAAACAGCATAATTAAACAGTTATGCTGTAACTTTAACAATAATGTATTAATTCTCATTAATCATCTGGATCATGGCGCTGTGTTATTCGAAAAGCTACAACAATGCCCCAACAAGCAAGTCAAATACATTCATGGTGGTGTAGATATGGATGATAGAGAGCAAGTTAAAGATCTCATGGAACAACACAATGATATGATTGTGATAGCCATGAGCAAGATTTTTTCCACAGGCATTAGTATTAACAATATTCATATGATTTTATTTGCTGCTGGTGGTAAAAGTTTTGTACGTGTGGTGCAGAGCATAGGCCGTGGCTTAAGATTACACGAAACAAAAAATAAACTCATCATTATTGATGTTCAAGACAATTTAAAATATGGTTCTAATCATGCTGCTGTGAGAACACAAATATATAAATCGGAAAAAATTGACTTATCAGTCAATTGCTTTGTAGAGAAATAACAACCCCAATATAGATTAAAAATTATGTCAGTGCAAGTAAAAAAACCAACAACCAAGTTCAGCAAAGAACAATTTTACGTTAATCCTGAAGTGTTTAAGCAGCAAATCATAGAGTTTTACAAAACAGAATTTTGTGTTGCTGAATTAGGGGATAATTTAAATAAAATTGCTCATGGGCTAAGCTTTTCACCCAGCTTCATCAATTATACATATAGAGATGAAATGATCGGAGATGCATTGGTAAAAATGTATAGTGCTCTCAAGCACAAAAAATACAATACTAATACAGAAACAAATCCGTTCTCGTATTTTACAACCATTGCTTTTCATGCATTCATTAACCGCATTAAAAAGGAAAAAAAGCACCACGAAGCACTTGAACAATACAAAGCAAATGAATATGAGAAGTTGCTAACCACAGGCATGGTTCACGACGAAAAATATCACATATACACCAAGCCATCTTCAGATGATTCAGACTACGAACAAGATAGCGATTTTCAGTGACCTGCATGTTGGTGTACATTGCAATGGTGCTGCATGGCATGATATATCACTTGAATGGGTGCAGTGGTTTGCGAATGATCTTAAAAATAGGTGCATAACAGATATAATATTTTGTGGAGATTTTTTTCATGAAAGAGATGCTGTTGCAGTCAATACTATTCATGTAGCTTGTAGAATTTTAAGTGCATTATCAGACTTTAACTTGCATATGTTTCCAGGCAATCATGATTGCTTCTATAAGGAAAAGAGTGATATAAATTCTTTGAGCATTATGCAAGGTCGTAGCAATGTGTTCGTATATGACAAGCCGACACATGCAAGGATTGGAGACAACTGTGAAGCATTTTTATGCCCATGGGGCACAGACATTGAGCAAATTGCAGCATGCGATGTTGTGTTTGGTCATTTTGAAATTCAAACGTTCAAAATGAATACATTTAAATTGTGTGACCACGGCATAAGCATCAGACAGTTGCTCGAAAAATCGCCGCTCGTTTTTTCAGGTCATTTTCACTTTAGAGATGAGAGAGTTTTTGAAATTGGTAAAATAGTATATGTGGGTAATCCATTTCAAATGGATCTTAATGATGCTGACAATGACAAAGGATATTATATTTTTGATGGAGATACCAAGGAGTATGAATTCATCAACAACACCATTTCACCCAAAATATACAAAGTGAAACTTTCCAGCATTGCATTGCAAGACATATGCATTGAAGAACTGCATAGCAAGATAAAAAATAACATCATTACATTCATCATTGATGAATTGTTAAGCAGTGATGACATTGAAATTATTAAGAGCAAGATGCATAGTTTTAAGCCACTGCAAATCACCTTTGAGACTGAATCAAACAAGAATGATAGCAGCAACATTAATGGCATAGATTATTCCTTTGAAGGCATTGATACTGAACAAGCAATCATTGAATTTATTGAATTGATGAATTATCCTAACAAAGTCGATTTGCAAAAATATGCAATTGATCTCTATCGCAAATTACAATGAAACATATTGATTTTAAAAAGCTCTCCATAAGTAACTTTCTATCAGTAGGCAGAGAGCCAGTTGTTATTAATTTTAATGAAGGAATTAATATCATTACTGGTATTAATAAAGACATGGATGATAGGCGCAATGGGGTTGGTAAATCAACCATTGCTGATGCTCTATATTTTGCCATCTTTGGAACAACCATGAGGGAGATTAAAAAGGATTTCATTGGCAACAGCATCACAAATGGAATGTGTGCTGTAGAATTAGAGTTTAGTGTAAACACGCCAAATGCAAACAGTGATTATAGGATAGTGAGAACTTTAAATCCAAGCAAATGTTTTTTATTTAAAGACGGTGATGATGTTACACGAGACTCAATGGCAAATACCACTCAATATATTAATGAGCTGATTGAAGCTACGCCAAGTATTTTTCAAAACTGTGTAATTATGACACTCAACGGAACAATTCCGTTCATGGCACAAAACAAGGTAGATAAGAGAAAATTCATTGAAAGCATTTTTAATTTACAGGTCTTTAGTAAGATGCTTACACATGCAAGAGACGAATATAATGACTGTAAAAAGCTTTATGACATGGAGTTGTTTAAACTCAATGAAACACAAACCAATCTTATAAAATTTAAAAATCAAAAACAGTCCATCTTATCTGACAGAATAGCAAGACTCACTGAAATTGAAACTACGATTAATAACAAGAATACAGAGAGAGATTTTATACAAAAGCAAATCAATTTGATTGAAGTTGTAGACATCAACAAGGTAAATAATACAATTAATAGCCTCAATTCAGGTGTAGATAAATGCCAAGAAATCATTGACGGATTGATTCAACAAATTGCTGTCAATGAAATGCAAATTAAAAATATTAGCATCAAAAAGAATTCAATAGGAACAAGCGATGATGTTTGTTCAAAATGCTTAAAACCCATTGATGCAAATGATATAAATCACCTGGAGCAGGAAAAGGCAAAATTACAAAATCAAATTGATGATCTAAGCAGTACTCTCGCAAAAGATAAGCAGCAGATCGCCAATGTGCGTGACAAAAAGGATGAAATTAAAAAGCTCATTGCTAAAAATAAACAAAAATTGCAGGCATATGAACAGAGTGAGAGAAATAAAAATTTATTAGTTGGCAAGGTAAATGTAATTGATGAATATTTTAACACTGTAGGTACATACGTTGAGTCATTAAAAAGTGCAGTTACAGATGTAGATGATGTTATAATTGACAATCAAGATAAAATTTTAAAAATAGAAAAGAAGGTTAAGGAGCAACTTGATGTTGTAAATCTCCTAAACACCCTAAGAGTTATTGTCTCAGAAGAAGGTGTCAAATCTTATATCATCAAAAAGATTTTATCCATCTTAAATGCAAAGCTTCAACTTTATCTCAATCGCATTGGCTTCAAATGCACATGCAGATTCAATGAATTTTTTGAGGAAGAAATCTTTAACGACAAGGGCAAATTATGCAGCTATTTTAATTTCTCTGGTGCAGAGCGTAAAAGCATTGACCTTGCTTGTTTGTTTGCATTTATCGATATCCGCAGAATGCAGGGAAGTGTAGCATACAATGTTGTGTTTTATGATGAATTGCTTGATACGAGTCTTGACGATAAAGGCGTAGAACTGGTTTATAACATCATTGTTGAGCGTGCAAATACATACAATGAATGCGCATACATCATTACACACCGCAAAGAAAGTACTTTCTTTGCGACAAGCAAAATAATTTTACTTGAAAAGGAAAATGGTATCACGAGACGAGTTGATTGATGATTGACTATGAATACATAAGAACATGATCAATGCATCGCCGTTTAGGCAGCCTTTTAAATCGCCTTTTGCACAGCCAATGCAGCCAATACTGCC